TTCGCATTCCCGGAAGTTGCTGCTCCAGCAGCTCCACCGCCCCATGTTGAAGACCCTCCTGCTGCACCTAATGCTCCGCCACCACCACCACCACCGCCACCTGCAGTTAAAGTGCCTCCGGGCGAACCTGCGACAGAGCCAGCACCACCACCACCTGTTACCGCCGCAACATAGACAGTTGATGGAGGGTGTCCACCACCTGAATATGAATAAGCCTGTGAACCACCACCTGCACCGCCGCCGCCGCCGATAGTCCCGTTATTTGTAATGAAAGTCGCAATTGACGTTGATAGCGCTGGCCCACCTGCACCGCCGTTACCATTACCACCTGCGCCTACGATATATCCGTTATTTACAAGGTAAACCCTGTCACCAGCTGCCCACCCTGAAATGGTTAGTCCGAACGATCCTGTAGAAGCAGACCCCACGACAACGCCGCTACCAATAGTCAGTGTCGCGTCTGTAATACCTGCAATATATCCGGCGACAGACGCTGGTGAGAATGTGTAGTTATTCGTATTAGCTGAAATAACTTTCGATAAAGGCAACCTAGACTGTAAGCTGTAGAAGTTACCTAGTGCGATACTCCCGGATGGTTTGCCAGCTAACGAACGAAGTGGCGCATCATTCAGCGTTATTACAGCTGTTGCCGCGAACCTGAGTTCTACGTTAATATTGTTTGTAGAGATAGCACCTGAAGCTGGAAGAGTCATTATTTATTCTCCAATACAGCAACTTTAGCTGACAGCTCCTTAATAGCTTCAATAAGCAGCGGAACAATTCGCTCGTAATGCACTGTTAAGTAACCCTGACCACTCAAACTGAACTCAGTACCATCATCGGCCTGAGCAATATCGAATGGAGCTGGAACTACTACTTCAGGAAGAACTGCTGCAACTTCTTGTGCTAAGACACCAACTTCAACACGCTCTGTGTTATAGCCGAAAGAACCTGCTACAGCGTTTGCCTTGTATCGAACACCGCTTAACGTGTTAACTGCTGCTAGCGCGTCTACGATAGGGCCTAGGACATCTTTAAGACGTTCGTCTGAGTAATAAGCTGTAATGTTGTTTGTTGCGCGAATTTCACCAGCCGTACCTGACGCTGCAGTACCAACACCAAAGGAGTTACCTTGGTAGTTATTGGCTGTATTTAGCGCAGATGCGGTTGTTGCTGTCGTAGAGTTACCAGAACATGAAGAAGATGTAGCAGCGTTACCAGTACATGAAGAAGATGTGGCAGCGTTACCAGTCACTGAAATAGGCCAAGTACCTGAAGCACCAGTACCGCCTAGGGGAGCATATGTAAGCGCCGCTGTATCAGCGTCAAGCTTGGCGTTAAATAATGCAGCTGTAGGACGAAGTTCAAGCTTATCGCCTGTACTATAAGCACGAGCTGTTGTGCTATCTTGTCCACGAACCACAGTTAACGTATCCGTTGCTCGTGCTGTTACTTTAACAACTTCAGCTTGGTTACTAGAGTTAACTAGTGTTGCATAGAAAATTGATGTGCCTAGTGGGGAAGGGAACAAAGCACCTTGCCCAGTACCTAATGTAATCGTTGTGGCTACCGCCGTAATACCTGTTGCTAGTGTCGCTGAAGCATTGTTGGTGACTAATGCTGGCATATTAAACCTCCTTCACTTTAACTTTGAAATCCACTTGCTTTACTCGCCCCGCAGCCGAAGTGATAGTAACTGCAACATGGTAACTTTTACCGTCTGTACCGCCTGAAACCCACTGTGTAACAACTTTGGTTGTGTTGTTGATAGCGGTTGTACCTAACACTAGACTTCCATCATTTGTACCTTCGAAAGTTGGTACAGCATTAACGATAGAGTCTGTGGAAGGTAGATACTGAGAAAGGTCGATATTTATATCGACTACATCTGCAGGTTGTTTTTCAAAAATGTCCATTACACAATCTCCGTATCTTCTGGTGGTACAACGATCGGATCGTATTTGTCTACCACATATATTGTTGACATGTTAACACATACATAGGTTGTATTCGACTTAAACAATCCGATAATCCATTGGCTTAACACTCTTACTCCGACCAAGAATGCCAATCTGATTCTTGAGGCTTTTACTGCTGTAGATACTGATGAGTAGTTCCACAAGCGCTTAAAGTTTGTTCCGCGCACTATAGTTATTACATTGGCTAAAACAACCCTTAGTTTGAAAGCGCTACTAAGTCCTGTTGCGATAGTTATTATCGGTTTACCAACGCGTTTACTATATGACTGTAAACTACTTGAAGTAGCCAGTAGTCTTCTTCTGACTCCTCTTACGAATATGCTTACAGTATTGTTTGTAACCGCGTTAAATTTCTTCGCTACAAATAGGACTCTTTTCGGTGCCACTGAACTTATAACCTTAGCTACAAATACTCGCACAGCTTTGGTTGTAGTTACAACTCCTGAAACCGCTGCTACTAGAATCACTCGCACGTATCTAACTACTGCGCCTACCTCGGTAGAAATGGCACGCTCTATTAGCGATATACGTCTAACTACCTTAAGTATGTTGCTGCCTATTGCTAGCGCTGGTTTTAAAACTCGCTTAACCGAATTTACTGTTGCGCTAGATACAGCCGTTACTATTTTTCCCCATATGGTTCGTTGCTCGATAGTAGGAGGAATGCCACCGTTTATAGCGAACATGTTAACTACGGCACCACCAATCAGATTTATAAGCTCGCGTGCGTTACCTGCTGCGCTAAAACTTACTACGTTCCAAATTCTACTAACTGCTCTACGTACGTTCACCTGTATGGCTGTGGCATAGTTGGTATACCTCGACAGCGCTCGTACTACTCGGAGTGATATATTACTTGCTGTTACTACCCTTCTATATATCAGCTTCCTTGGGGTGTTCACTATGCTGCCAACGATAACTACTGCTACTTTTACTAATACAAACCTAGTTACTGAGAGTACGTCTGAGGCTACTGACAACTTAATAAGCCTAACCCCCCTAATAGTGTTTACGAAACCAGTACAACTTTTCGTAACTATAGACAGTATTCGTTTTGCTGGGGCGCGCACTAAACCTGCTGAGACTACCTGCAATGGGCGGATTACTACTAGTCGTTTTAACGAAGCTATCCCTGCTGTCACTGCTAGGGCTATTATCCCTAGAATGGTTTTCTGCTCTTTACTAAATGCCACTCCACCATTCATTACTATCCAGTTAACCGCAGACCCGTTTACTGGGTTAACTATCCCAGCGTTATTACCTGCAACAATGCCGGTTCGCGTAATAACGCTTATAAACGCTCTGCACAACCTACCATATATAGCTTGGCTCCCTGCTGTTACAAAGGCGATTACTTGTTGCCCTGTACCACCAGAACCGTTTAGATAGGCAGCGTTTACTGGGTAGCTATTAAGCATCTAGCTTCTTACGTAAATTGTAGTTTCATTGTGAACTGGATAGAGTCACCCACGTTCAATGCGATACCTGTGAAGTCTGTTTTCATTAACATATTACCTGCACTGGCTGTTGTAACATCAAACAAACCTGCGTTAGTAATTGTCTTAGCTGCTGTTGCAACTGTGATAGTACCTACAGCTTGGAATGTATCATTAGTCAAAGTTGTAGTTACTTGAGTGGTTGTACATGTTGTACGAGCTTCCTGAGCTGTCTCAGTAAACAAAGTAGTATCAGCTACTGCTGATGTACCTGCACCTGTACCCCAAGCTAAATATTTTGGTTCGGCCTGTGAAGGCGTTGCACCAATTAATCGTCCGGATACGATCGCTTTACCGGCATTTGCAAATACTGTTGCCATATCTATCTCCTAAAAATATTTCTTACCCAAAACCATGCCCGTAATAGAGGATTCCTATTCCAGTATGAAATAACACCTAAATCTTCGCGTTTACCGTTAGCACGAATAACAACTGCTTCGATTCGCATAGACTTTGGTTCACTACCTAATTTAAATTCGCTCATACAATCCTAGTTAAATACACTTGAAGTTTTGCGCGGGTGTAACTCTTAGTTGCTTCTGTAGCCGCAGCTTCTATACCAGCTTGATACATTTTTCCGTGGTAAGTAGCTACGTCGGAACTAGTCCATGGTTTCTGTGGCATTGACGCAAGACGGTATTTTGCGCCTGATGCAATCGTCTCCACGTACTTGTTAAAAATCCAATCTTCTACGCCACGCCCTGTTCGTGCTGGACGAAGTACCAAACGAATTTTTAGACCCTCACTAATATCAAGATCAGGGATAGGTACTAAGCGCATTTCGCTTGGGTTAGAGTGCATGAAGCCTTGTGGATAACCTTCTTGCTCTGTCCAGTTAATCATTTTTGAACGAAGCATATCCTCGCTCATTGGGGCTAGCTCGTTCGTCTCAACCCAAGCTGATCCAACTCGTGCAACATCATAGTTACTTGAAGGTGGGTCTAAATCGTACTCTGCAACGCCAGCTTGAATATCAACTGGGTCAGCGCTATATACGTAGATACCAGTTTGGTCACAGAAATCTATAGCTGCGTTTCGAATGTGAAGCGTAGCGACGTCTTGCGGTACTCCCGGAAGTTCCGCTATCACATAATCAAAAAAGTCGGCCCATAGTTTCATTAGGTTGTAATCCCAGTAATAAATGAGTTAATAAGCGATGATGCGCGAGAGTTGTCTATGTTCTCATCGTCAACAAGCTCTGCGCGACCGGCGATGTAGTCAGCCATGATTGGCACATACTCATCTGCTACAGGGAACGCGTCTGTGAGCGCTAAAGCGTTCGGCAAAACTGCCCAACGACCTAGAAATAAATCTGGTCTACGTTTACGCAGAACCAGAACTGCATCGTTTGCATACCCAAGCAAAGCAACGTCGGTATAACGGTCTTTAGCCGCGTCATTCAACGGGATTCGAGCTTTATCAACTACGTTTTGCATGGTGTATGACATGTATTACTCCAAGGCATCTAGCTTTTCAGCTAGTGTTTCTTCTTGTGTTTCAACGACCTTCTCTACTGCTTTCTTACCTTTGCCTGAACTCTTAGGCTCTTCCGCTGGAGCTTCACCTAGCAATGCAACACCTTGCTCTGTCAAATTAAACACGCCGTCATGTAGTCCTAGACCACCTACGTCTGTGTGTTTGCCATCACGGTAAACAATGATTCGCCCGCCAGTTAAACTTGCATCTTCGCCAAGTTGTTTAAGTACGGACTCTAAAGTTTGTGCCATTTAAATTCTCCTGATTGGTAAAAGGGTGGGGAGAACCCCCACCCGTTCTTTCTTACAACTAAGCTACAACAGCGTAAGCTAATGCTTCTGGTTTAGTTACTGTGTAACCGAACACATTCAAGCCACGGATGTAATCACCGAAGTCTGATGGGTTGCGAACAGTTTCAACCTTAGTCATTTGTGAAGCGAAGCTGAGACCTGATTTGTGACCAGCAACGATTGCACGACGTTTAGCTTCTGTAGTACCTGTTGCATTACCTTCTGTACCGTCACCAGATGCCCATGTTTTAGCAGCAGCGCCGCGTGGCAAGTTGTTTGATACATATACTGTGAAGCGGTCAATAGTACCGATACGACCGTTACGCAATACAGATTGACTGTCACCCATGAATTGAGCTTGTGCCAAGTTAGAGCTTAGTAACAATTGACGAGTAGCTGGGTCAATCAACAAGAAACGATCTGTTTCAGGGATGTTTTGCTCATCCAATACTGAAGACAATGATGTGATTGTTGAAAGAACGTTAGTTGCTGACAAAGCGATTGGGCTTGCATCAGTACCTAAGTTGTAGCCGCCAGATTGAACACCTGCGTTAGCGCCTTTGTTTGCTGCTGCTGCGCCGCTGAATGTGTTGAACAATACAGTGCTATCAATAGAAATCTTCATTTGCATAGATGCATCGTTTGAGAACGTATCCATCAATTTGATTTCTGATTGGTAAGCCAATACATCATTCACTTGGAACGCAAAGTATTTACCTTTGTCGATGTTCATAGTCAATGTGCTTGGTGCTGGAACTTCGTATGATAACGCTGTACCAGAGCTATAGCTGTTGATTGTCAATGTTGGGATGTTGTTGATGACGATCTTGTCACCCATGCCCTTGATTTCACCTTCCCAGTTTGTGTTAGCGATTTCGCCGAATACGGTTGCTTTGTAGAACTTAGCGTTCAATTTAGCAGACCATAGGGTCGGGATAAACGCACCTGAGTAAGATGGGTTTGTATTAAATGGTGATACTACTGGAAATGTTGCTGCCATAATAATTCTCCTAGTTTACGTGTTAACAACTCAAAATGATTTATTATGGCTCCAACCTAATTACCAACGAACTCGTCCTTCTTGGACTGCACGTTCGGCCTCGGCTTGTAGACTATCAACTTCATCGGCTGACATCTGTGTCATTAAGCGTGGGTCGTACGCTCGTTCATATTCTGCACCTGTCCAAATTTTCTGTTGTGTCGGCACAGAGGAGGCACCTTGTTTAGGTGGAGCCACCTGACGAGAGAGTTCTGCATCGGTATTTGATTTAGCTGGTTCTGCAGGTCTGAATTGAGTTTTCCATAGTTTGAACAATCCAGCGACTCGGTCTGCATCTAAACGTTGTGAAGCTTCGTCTAGGCTTTCTTGTCGTGTCTTGCCAGCTACAATGTCATACTCAGCTAGCCATGATAACCATTGCGCTTCGTGGTTAATTTCTTTCCAATCTGGCACTGCTGTTGCTATCGAAGTCCAAAACTTATCTTGCGCTGTTTGTACTTGGTTAGTTTCAACTGCGGTTACTTTCTGTGAAAGCTGCATTAACTGTTGAATCGCATTTTCAATCATGTTGATTCGTTGAAGCGTTTGCGAAGCTTCGTCTCGTGAGACGCGTCTTGCAAGGTCAACTAAATCTGATCCGAATGTTTCTTCATCTTTGTCAGTTACCAGTGATTCTTTAGGCTGTTGTGGCTCTGCTGGTTTGTTTTTAAGTGCTTCTAGCTCATGCTGAAGTTGCTGCAAGACATCACCTTGAGATTTCAGTTGGTCATGTAACCTTGGTACTTCTGCGTTGTACTTCCCTTGAAGGATGTCATAACGCTGTTTCCATTCCGCATCCACAGCTGGCTTAGGTTCTTCAGCTGGTTTTGGTTCAGAGGGTACTTCCGTGGGTTCAGTTGGCGTTGGTTCTGGTGCTGGTTCGGTATTTCCTTCTTTGGAAGCCGCTTCATCTGCCAGTTGTTTCTCAATCGCTTCAGCTTGTGCAAGCTCGTTCTGAATTGCCTTTGGCAAGTCCTGATCCATTGTCTATTCTCCTTTTCGTGCCGGCTATATCTACTGAGTTTCGTTAGAAGTGTTCAGCTTATTTACGGTCTACGAGTTTTTCGAGGGTCTTTGGGGCGTCCTCGATTTTCCCAATTAGTGTCTTATAGACTCGTGATGCGCCTTGTTCTTGTCTAAGCACAATCTCTTCGGTAGTGGTTTCGAGCCGATCTCGTGATTTCTCACGCTGGTCTTCTAGCCATTCTCGATAAGCCTTGAACTCGTCCGAATTTCGGATAATCATCAAGCTTCTATAAAGAGCAATTTCGTTATTCATTACCTGCCTTATACTACTTTCTTGTTAACATGTCAACAAGTATTAGCATTTCTTAGTTGGCATTGTTAGTTTCCTTAGTAAGGTCTAGTACGTATTGCCTACATTGGAGTGCTTGAACTGTCGTTTCAGCACAGCGCTCTAGTAGGTTTGGTTGTATTACTTGTATTGTTTCTGTAACTTCAATGGTAGCGTGTCCATTGTTGGCGGAAGCTGTGTTATTGCCGTTGGTGGTTTCGGTAATACTGGACAAGGTTTTATCAGTGTTGTACTGCTGCATGCAGTCATTACCAAGGTACTTAATAGTAGGGTGGCTCGAATAGTATTCATATACACTTTTAACCGCGTTAACGGCTCCCTGTTGTGTGTTATCGGCTACTGCTTGAAGCGCTAGTGTTTTCTTTTGTGTCTCCAGTTGAAGTACTATTGCTTGCTCCATTCTCTTCTCTTCTGCTGCTGCCCACCGCCAAGACTCTACTTTCCATCCTGCGATAAAGGCACCCATGAGTAGAACAGCCAGAAGCCCTGCAATGAAGGCCGCACGATACTGGTTGAACATCGGTATTATGTTTGCCCACATTATTTTCCTATGCCCTGTGCTGATATAAATCTCAGAATAACGTTACCGCCGGCTACTATAACGACCAGAGCTAAGTAAGCGTTTTGGTTAATCTCACCTTGAATAACACTGAGAGATGCCTCAAGAGCTGCTCCCATGGCTGCAAGGACGTTAAACCAGATAGTTTTACTTTTGTACCAAGCTTTGTTGTTCAAAATGTTTTACCCGCTTTGAAGTCAGCAAGTGATAATCCATAAGTAAACTGAAAATGTGCGAGTTCTTTAAACTTAACCCAACGACCAGCCCACTCCAGCCCTAAAGATTCACCAATCTTTCCGCAGCGCTCAAATAACTCTCCGTCATTCCATTGAGCTTTACCGTTTACGATAGGGCAAAAATCGAATGCTACTTTCCAGTTGTGGAAGCTATCTCCAGCTTTTGCGTTTGTAACAATTTTTCCGGGTGTTGTTCGACCTTGTGCGTATAACGCATTTTGTGACTCTGGATCACGGTATGTCGATGTAATAATCACGTCAATACCTTCGTGTTTACATTTTTCGATAAAATCGACACATAGTTCTTTTACTTTGGGGTGTAGTGCGTTTGGGTCGCGGCTATTAATCATTTTGAATGTTTACGTCCGGTGGGTCTGCTTCTTCTATAACTTCGTCTTCATCGACTATTGGGTCTACGTCAGCATCAAAACATGCATCGCAAACACCGTCGTCACCTTCAACGCCTTCCGTGTAATACGATAAGCACTTCTTACATTGATTGACTTTGTTTATTACGCTTTGCTTCATTGCCAGTGTGTCTTAACCCAACCGCCAAAAATATTCCAAGCTATACCAACGCCTGTGACAATGAATGCAACTGCGCCAATAAATCCGTGGTATTTACTCAGCTGCGTATTAATACCATCTAGCTTAGAAATGGCTTCGTCCAACTTTTTGACTGTAGACTCGTAGTTTGCTTCGAGTACGGCGACTCTTTCGTGGATTTCGTCACTCATGGAAAACTACCCCGGTTGTCTGTTTGGTTGGAAATTGTCTGTTATTGGTTGCCCATTCATAAGGGTCTGCCCATTTTGAGCAATTGGCCCATGTGGTTGCTGCGGTTGTGGAATTTGCTGAGGCTGTTGACCTTGCTGTGCTGCTAAACCTTGTTGAATCATTGCTTGTTGGCTTTGTTGGAACTGCATAGCGCGAATTGCTTCATCTGAAGGAACTAGCTTGTCAGTATCCATATCAAGTGTTTTTGCTGTCTCACGAAGTAATGCTGCAATACCTTGCATACCAACCAATTGGCTGAATGTAGGGTTGCTAGCAACGATCTGTAAGAACTCGTTACGACGTTGTTGAGCGCCTTCTTTTTGAATCATTGCGTTTGTACCGCGAGCAATAATATTCACGTCGCCTTTAAGTTCTGGGTCTTTACCATACTTCATGTTGTAGTAATACAAACGCTCAATAAGCGGACGCATGATGAACTGGTCAATGTTATTTACAACCTGTTTCATTGCCTTGCTTGCGTTATTCATCAACATAGACATACCAGAAGCTGTACGTCCGGCTCCACCTGCAGGGCTATCACCGGTCATATAACGAGGAACACCTGAGTATTCGTCAGCTAGACCAGAGAATGTGTTGTGAATTACCATTAACTCTTGTGCTAGAGATGATGGTTGGAAGAATGACACTGGCTGCGCAGAGCTACCGAACGGATCGTTAACTGTTTGCCAGATTTTCCATGGGTACATTTGTGTGACGTCTTCACCTGCAGGAATGCGGTCTACGTTCACAGAAACTTGAGGGCCGGATGATATGCCCATGTTGTTCACTAAAGCGCGTGCAGCGCTGTTACAGACGTTTTGGCAGTCACGTACTAAGTCAGCTACTGAGTTACCCCAGAAAACGCCGGGAATCTCTTCGTATGATGTTTTGTAGTACGGTTTACGACCGAACGGATCATAGTTAAGCGTTGCTTTAATAATCCATTGACCGATTAGCCAGATTTCGCAGTTGTATTCTTTATCAAGGTCTGGAACGTCTTTTTTGTCCATACCCCACTCAACTAGCCAGCGTCCTTGTACTGAACCCCAATATTGAAGGGCATCAATACGTTCGTCATTTTGGCTGATAGCTGAAGTTGATTTACCTTCAGCAAGTGCTTTTTGCGTATCTACTCGCAGCCACTCATGTAGGCCGCCTTTATTGTATTGCTCTAGCACTGCACGAATTGCGTTCTCAGAATATCCGTCAACCCCAATAAGGTCTACAAGATCAGAACGATTTAAACGGTGACGCTCAATTAAGTACCCGTCATTAATATCCGTTGCATGTGGAGCAGGGTAAATCATAAATGGATCAACACGCTCCCACTCAAGAACGATTTCGTTCTTAACATCTGGTGTCCAATCCTTGCCATTTTGTACCCATTGCATACGTGGTTTGTTACGTACAACTGGGCCTTTAAGGATTGCTGATGGGAATGTTGTTAGGTCGTCTGTGAAGTCAGATAGGGCATCCATAAAGTTGCCTTGGTCTAACTGGTCTTCCATTTTGTTTTCCATGCGAGATGCATACATTCTCGCGTCGGTCATTGCTTCTGCTGTCTTGCGATCTGAGATGCGGTTAACGATCTCTTTCATCTGGTATGGAGTAGTAATCTGTGCGCCCATGGCTTGTTCAATTGCCATAGCTTCTTGTGAAGCCTCTGCAGCTACACCTTCCATATCAGTAGGGTTTAGCGTTGGTACTGGAGTAGGGTCGATGCCCCAAGGCTTGTCGTTGCCGGTGCCTGTTAGAACATCACGTAACCATGAGCTAGCAGCGCGGCATTTATTCGAAGTCAACATCATGTAGATTTCTGAACCGCCAGTTTTTCTGATCTCGCCTAGAGTTTCTGGGTCGTATTCGCCTCTACGTTGACGAACTGACTGCAACATACGTGGTTCAACTGTTTGTTGTTTTGCTGTGTACGCTTGAGTCCAGCATTTACGCACGTGTGCAGCTAGTGATTGAATTATTGGCTGGTTGTTTTCTCGCTCTGCTTGACGGCGAGCGTCTTCAGCCGCGTTTAACGCAGCATTATTCTGCACTGGTAAAATTCCACCAATGTTGCCAGAGACAGGAGTTTGTAGACCATATGAATTCATACTAGTCTTATACATGAATGTTGTTTACATGTCAACTAGTAAAAAAAGAACCCCGATTTAACGGGGTTTAAGGAGTTTACCCACTTTGGAGGAGATGAGTACGATTATTTAAGCATACATGTAAACAACTGTCAAATAGCCCAGCGAATTGGCGCCGGTTGAATCTCACGTCGTCTGCCCATACTGGTGCCGGATACGCCGGAATCAACAATTTGAGCTAGATACTGAAGAGCATCATGTGGGTGAGAGAATTCGTTTTTGTCAGGAGATTTATCCTGAATATTGCCTTTTTTGTCGACTTTCCAGCGATATCCGTATTTGAACCCTTTGATAAGTGACGAGCAGTTTGCTGATATTAAAAAGCCGGCTTTACCATCCACCTGACGTGTTAGCATGCGTTCTACCGACTGAATACGCGGCTCTACATTGTTTGTTAAGCGTTCACGACCTACAACTTTAAACCCTTCGCGCTTTAGTACGTCGACAGGGGAGGTTTCAGTTACCTGTGTTTTTGCCCATCCAGCTGGATCGGGTGCAATGATTATCGGGTACCCAGCGTATTTCTCGTAGATAAGTGGCTTAAGTTTTGTTGTGATGAACTTCTCAAGACCCATGTTCTCAGAAATTAACTCGTCAAACACCATGATACGACCACGATGGTCTAACTGACCAAATATAGCTGCGGGTGTGCGCCCAAAGTCCAAGCCTATCGTTATCGGATAGTTCTCTGCTTTGATGGGTGTCAGGTGATCTGTTATGTGAAATTCTGGTATGAATGTTCCGTCATACACTGGAGTACCGTTAAGCGCACGACCATATCGGCAACGTAAGAACACGTCAATAAAGTCCGCTGACTTACCCGGTATGTTGTTGGCGTAGTACGTTTTGCTTAGGTGATCGTAGTTATCAGCTTCAGGGTTAGATACATACTCTGTTCCATCGAATGCTACGGCTGTACGCTCTTCTTCTGGCTCTTCACGGTATTTATCTAGGTACTGATCCATTGATATGATGGCAGGTGGCTGCACATGTACTGACCAGTTCGTTGGAGCGTTCTCCATTTTCTCATGCCACCAAGTATCGACGTCTGGCATGTTGGTATCGAATATTGCTCCTGCACGTGTTGCACCGCCGTCTTTCATGGATGGATAACGGTCTACACGACCTAGGAGGGCTTCAACAACTTCGGGGTGCAATTCTCGTGCCTCGTTACCCCAAATACCCGTGGCTTCTAGTGACAACGCTTTACGGACGTCATCTGGTGTATCTAACGCGATCAGCATCCATTCGGATTTCATACGGGTGCCATCAGCAAGTGGTAGGTCGAAGTACATCGTTTTCTCTGACGCTTTCCACGTACCAGCTTGTCCCGGTGGGAACCAATCATGTAACGACTTTTGAACCGTTGAACGTAGTTGGTCTGCCGTGTTACGAATAATCAGGAACCGTGTTTTCCGTTCACCCTTTTCATTCGCCGCCTGTTCCGACGCCCACAAGAACAGATCATGTAAGCAGCATACGGATTTACCGCCACCAATCGGCCCGCCTAATACGCGTACGAACGCTTTAGACAGCATAAAATCTTCCATGGTAGGGGTTGCTACAAAGCTACTCATCAGCTTCTTCCGATACAGGTGCTTCTTCGGCCTCTATTACTTTTTCCGTTGGAACAGCTTCGATAGTCACAGACTGTGTTTTTTGATGCCCCGGCAGGGTGATGTTAATACTGAACCCACTTCCAGCAGCGCCACCTACATCAATTGCTTTAGGGTTTAAGTTCCCCATCTTTGCAAACGATTCCATGAGTGATATGCGTTGTGGGAGAGACATCTGGTGACGCGTTCTAAACATCTCGTCTGCCATCATAAACGCTTGCGCTCTTAATACCGGCTGCGCAGCAGCAGAGTCCTCAGCAACTGCTTCCAGTAACTGTGGAGAAATATTTATCTTTTTTTGTACGGCAGGGTTTTGGTCGTCCATGTTGACATGTAAACATGTTTGCTACTAGTTGTCAAGATTCTGGAATTTTTTGGTTATACACCGAAAAGCGTGTTACGAGCGTCCCACATGGCCTCTATGCAATTTGCTGCATACCTTGCTTGCCCAACAAGTTCGATATTGTCGGGGTCTTCTGCTGACATGTATGGGGTCAGTAAGCTTATTGCGCTAGGGAGGAGGTTGTCTTTGGTAAGTTCATGTAACGCTTTTGCGCGATCTATGAGTTGAATGAGGTCTGAGTAGTCCATGGATGGATTGTACTTGACGGGTGGTATGGGTGTAAAGATGTTTACAGGTTGAAAAAATGAGGTCTGTTGTACGGCAAACCCATAAGCCAGCGGGGGGGCATGCATATCACGTGTCCCACCCCTCCCCTCCCTTGCAGGTTGACATGTTGCCACAGGTGTAGCTGACGAAGCCGTAAGGCGATGCGAGAAATAATAGCTACAGTTGACTTAGTGAAGTGAACTTTTTGTGCAAGCGTGCGCGGATTTTTGTGTACGCCCAAGCATAGGTACGGGGCTTCATAAGGTGTGGACGGCTTAACTGTAAAATCAGTTGGAACTCGGTGACTGCACGCTAAGGGACTATAACAGGGTTCGGGTGAACTCGGCTAAGGGCTTAATTGCTCGCTGGGTTTCAGGGGCTAACCACCTCGAATGTGTACGCTACGCGACATATCATCTTCTTCTCGATTTGGTTGAGAAAATCCTATCAGGGGATAATATCCGCCTGACGAAAGGACGCCATGACGTATCGACAACATTGGCATTTATCTGACAGTATCTTAACAGTTAATTTTAGGGTGCTGTTTCATAAATTTACTTACTCACAAGGGGCTTAAAATGCTAACACTTAAACAGATTAACTCTCAAATCCGTAGTATCAAGGGTAAAAACGTAAAACTACGTGAACAAATCCACGTGGTTGCAGTATCAATCATCGGTCACTCATGGGAACATGGTGACGCGACTCTCGCTACCAATTTGATTGATGCTATGGGTCGTGGTTTAGACCGCCAAGCACTCGTAACATACTTCGAGGACATGGGTTGCGTTAAATGGGACAAAACTAAGGCGCAATTCGGCATTAACAAGAAAAAACGTGACAGCATGGTATTCGATGAGGACTATTTGAACTCTGAAGCCGTAGCACGTTGGTACGACTATGCACGCCAAACGAAAGACCTTAACAGTGCATTTGACATTGAAACACGTGTAAACAGCTTACTCAAACAATTGGACACGATTAAAGACGAAGGCAAGCGTGAAGTACGTAATGAAGAACTTGCGGGCTACATCAAAACAGCTTTAATCCGTTACCACTTATCCATCGAAGCCGAAAATGCATCAAACGACGAACTTTTAGCGGCTTAGTGTAAACATGTTTACTTTGTAGCATTGTATTATCGACAATCTGACTTCATACAAACATCACTTTCTAGGTTTTATGCGGGTTAGACTATATACTTTGTATGAATGTATGAATGTATGAACAAAATATATATACCCTTTAGAAAAAAATTCTATCTGTGGTATGTGTGAAACGCTTGGGGCATGGTAACATTGTTAACATGTTTACATTTATCTTATATATGTGTAAACTTGCGTATATCCTCCAAAACTTTCATACATTCATACACTACTGTTAAATCAATGGGTTACAGAGGTACAAATAATACAAACTTTGCTACAATGTTCACATGTGAACATACAATGGACTGTAAACATCTTAACGTAAAAAGGGTCAAACCATGACATTCGTAATGATAGTTATAGGTATTTATTCTGTTATCGCAATCATCATGGACGCAATCCATCGAAAATAATTCAACACAACTTGTTCACATGTGAACAAAAACTGTGAGGTTGACATCATGCAACGTAGTAGAAAACCCGAAACCCGACATGTGTATTCCGCACGTTGGGTAAAAGCATATGTGGAAGCTATCACAAACGATAGACCCGTAACGCTATTAAACCGCGACAAAAACAAAACGTACCAAGCTCACATGGCTATGTACGAACAACTCACCTTACCAATGGAAGGCATATCACTATGAGCCGTTTTGAATGGGTAACACTGAACATCATCCTACTTGTAGCTGTATGGGTACTTATTTATCAACTGTATTCACTATCAATATAAGGGGTATGACATGCGTAACAGACAATTCACCAACGAAGCCGCAAACCTAATGCTGTTTATCTATGCCGTGATATTCGGTGTAGCTATTGCACTTGCGTTCGTTTAATCCGTAACAACACACCAACTTACTAACAGAAAGGTAACACTCTTATGAAACCTAGTTTAATTGCAAACATTCTACCTACCCTCATTGAAAAGCGTATGAGTACGACAATCGTTGGTGCGCCGGGCGGTGGTAAGACATCTGTGGTACATCAAATCGCTGGCTCGTTAGGTATTGGGCTTATCGAAAAACACTTACCGACTATGTTGGTTGAGGACTTTGGTATTCCGTACATGGATAACAACACAACAACGTTCTCATATCGTATGCCCGATTGGTATCCGTTCGAGGGTAAGGCTGGGCTACCTGATAAAGGTATCTTATTGTTTGATGACCGTAACCAAGCCAACCAAGACTTACAGAAAGTATTAGCGAACATCCAACAGGCTAGACAATTACATGGCGTGCCACTAGCTGACGGGTGGAGTGTTATCAGTACGGGTAATCGTACTAAAGATAGAGCAGGTGCAAATCGTATCTTGTCACACCTTAGCGACCGTGAGGTTGAGATTGAATTAGAAAGTAACCTTGATGACTCATGTAAGTGGGCGTTAAGTCATGGTGTATCACCGATTATCGTAGCGTTCTGGCGTTTCAAACCTAGCATGTTGCATGACTTTGACCCTAACCGCGATAAGAACCCAACGCCACGTTCATGGGTAGAAGGTATCAACCCTCTCATTGGTAGCGTGCCAGCCGAAGCTGAGTTAGAGCTATATAAAGGTCGTATCGGTGAGGGCGCGGCTATCGAGTTCAAATCGTTCCATGACATGTATCGTAAGTTACCTAACCCTGATGCTGTATTGATGTCACCCGACACACATGCTGTGCCGACTGAGGGTAGCGTACTTTATGCGTTAAGCGGTGCTATTGCTCAACGTGCTACTGATAACAACTTTGCACGTGTTATGACATTCAGTAAGCGTATGCCCCCTGAGTTTACTGCATTGGTTGTTCGTGATGCGGTGACACGTGACCCAGCGTTAGCGGCTACACAAGCGTTTACAGATTGGGCGTCTAACGAAGGTGCAGACGTACTTCTATAACAAAGGGGGGCGACCCCCGACTACTACGACGAGGCGCGTATGGCGATACACATTACCAAAGCAACAATTAACGACATCAAGGCAATCATCAACTACATGTGGGATGAAGAGAAACGTCACTTCGAAGAAAACTGGAAGGATGAAGAACACGACAGAAACTACGAACATATTTTCGAAATCTTGCAACGGGTTGACCTTGCACTGACCGACACAGATGCACTATCTAAACAATAGGGGTATGACATGGCTAGGTGGCGAGTTAGTCAAATAGTTAAATGCGACGTTCATGTATGGCATGAGGTTGAGGCTGAGTCATTCGTGCAAGCCTTGATTAAAGTAAATACCAATGAACACAAAGACTGCCCGACATGCATTGATGGTGCGGATTGGGAAATCTTTTCCGACAACGAAATCGTATCAACGGAAGTTACACAAATATAGGAGGTAACATGTTTGCAGAAAATGCACTGCTAGTATCACTAAACGTATCTCAGTGGACTGCACGTAAGCTAGATAAGAAAGCTACTAAAGAAGTGGCGATCAATCATGGCGTAAATTCAAGCGTGGGTTCGTATCACAAATCAATCTTGCCAGCAGCGTACGAACTTGAGGCAATTACGAAATCAACAGGTGCAGCACGTACGTTCTACTATGCCAACACTTTACCTTGGGCTATGGATGGGGCGCGGGTGTTACCTAATAGGAATTACTTAGAATTCACGACCGAGATGCGTGCGCTTAAGTCTGAATGGGAAACACACGTTAACGAGTTTGTACGTCAATACCCACACCTTAAGTCACAAGCACAGCTTACGTTAAATGGTTTATACAACGAGAGCGACTACCCGACCGACGTGCGTACCAAGTTTGACTTCGATGTATCGTTCATGCCTGTACCACAAGAGGGCGACTTCCGTATTCAGTTAGCACAGGACGAGATGGCTAAGTTCAAAGACAGTATCGTATCGGCTGAACGTGAGGCTAACAAAGACTTATGGGAACGCTTGTATGACGTAGCTAAGAAAGCGGCTGACCGCTTACGTGACCCCGATGGTGTATTCCGTGACAGCCTTGTAGAAAATGCGGTTGAGCTGTGCGATATGTTGCCACGACTAAACTTTACTGATGACCCACAATTAGAAGCTATGCGTCGTGAGGTTGAGTCTGTTCTATGTGGACAAGCACCCGAAGCACTACGTCAGTTACCAAACGTTCGAGAGAAAACCGTAACAGGGTTAGACGATATTCTGAGCAAGATGTCAGGATACATGACAGCGTAACACCTACCTACTTACTAACAGGAGTAAACATTATGGCTAATCAAGATGCCGTTTATAAGCTATCTAAGGCTAAGGCACAGCTAATCGTAGAGCAACCGTTCTATGCGGCACTGCTATGCAACCTACCATTCGTTGAGGACGACACTATACCTACATTGGCAGTCGATGGTAAGAACGTTTATTACAACGCTGAATATGTTAACACGTTAACAGTTAATCAACTTAAATTCGCTGAGGCACATGAGGTGATGCATTGTGTGTTCAAGCACCTTACACGTCGAGGTAGCCGTAGCCCTAAGCGTTGGAACATTGCCGGCGATTACATCATTAACGACATGCTAGTGACAGACCGAGTTGGTGAGATACATCCTGATTGGCTTTACAACCAACAGATAGTTTTAGCGGGTAAGAATACCGACGGCGTTTATAACTTGTTACCAGAACAATCAAACGACGAGCCACAAGACGAGTTACGTGATGCCCAAGCTGGCGAACGTGACGACCAAGACCAACAGTGGACTATTCGTGCGGTTCAAGCGGCACAAGCCGCCAAGATGATGGGCAAGATGTCATTAGGTGCGCAACGACTTATCGACCAAATCGTACAACCTAAGATGCCATGGAGTGAACTACTACGACGCTTTGTGAGCAAGCGTGTTCGCACTGACCGCTCATTTTCTAGACCTAATCGTAGGTTCTTATCACAAGGTATGTATTTGCCTTCGTTAGCTGGCGAAACATTGGGCGAGATAGCTATTGCAGTCGATTGTTCGGGTTCGATTAGCGAGAAAATCTTGAACATGTTTGCTAGTGAGATTGCTGGCATTAAAAACCAAATGCGCCCTAGCAAGATTAGCGTTTATTACTTCGACAGTTCTGTAAGTCATCAAGAAGAGTATTCACCCGACGACGAGTTGAATATCAGACCACATGGCGGTGGCGGTACAGCATTTAGCCCTGTGATTGAGGCGATCAACGCAAAAGACACGTTGCCTGAGTGTTGCGTATTCCTAACCGACTTGTATTGCAACGACTTCGGTACACCACCTGACTATCCTGTGCTTTGGGTATCAAACGGTGACGATAAAGCACCATGGGGTGAGGTATGCATGATGACATGACATGGAGGTTCGAACGCCGAGGCGACAGTATTTGGAACTTCGTTTACGACAAAGACGACAACATCGTTGGCGGTGTAGTTGAAGAGTCGTTTAAGACAGACCCAGATAAGCAGTTCTGGGGTGGAGTATGTATCCACAAATGGGCAGGAACATTTTTCAGTAACTCGGAAGATGCAAAGAAGTACGTACTAGTCACATACAAACTTACTAACAGGGGAAATTAAATGGCTCTAAACATTCCGCAAGATTTTATTAACATAGCTAAAAGCATAACGATTGATATTGATGTCGATAAGCTAGGCAAAATTCAAAAGAACAGACTAATCAAACAGCTTAAGTCTGGCTGTGTTTATGGGGACGGTCTGCCAGCGCGTATCGCGCATGGTATTAGGTCAACGTGTGATGCACCAGTTGTACGTCACAAGTATTACAGCGGGTTACGTTGGTCTGGGCTTGATAAAGAAGAGGACTTCAAAGTGCTAGATGTTGTGGCAGTAGCTACAAAGCTAGATAGAGGTTACGAGAACAGCTATCGCACTGAAGGGTTCGACGCTATCAAATATCGTATGCCAAAAGCAGAAAGCTGGGGCTTCTCTAAGAAAGCCATGAAGACAATCTTTACTGCACATGCACTTCGTTCTAACGACAAGCTAGACAAAATCATCGCCGACTTAGAAAGCGGAGTCGCTGGTGTTATTTCAATCAACGCTGAAGACGGACTATAACTTACTAACAGGAGCTAGATTATGTTTAACATTCCAGTATCACACATTCGCAAAGCCAAAAGCATCAAGATGACATACGACATCGACAGGCTAGGCAAAATCCAAAAGAACCGTTTGGTTAAGACACTTCGTACAGGTGTATCTGTAGGCGGTATGAATGGCGTACCAACACGTATTGCTATGAACCTTATCTTGAAACACGACATCCCGTACTTGGCTATCAGTGACAACTCAATCCGTTGGGAAAACATGCATGACGATAGCTTCTTTAACTTGATGGAGTCTGCAGCAGTAGCGGCTAAGTTAACTATGGGGCAACGTGACGATTGGTATTTACGAAGCATGATTGAAAACGTTAAGAACAAAAAAGAAAACGGATACTTCTACGACATCCCACCACCGCTTCTAAAACGTATCGCTAAAGAAGTTGAGATACCAATCACAGAAGAGTTGGTTGAGCTAGCTAATGGTATCGAGTCTGGTGATGTTAATGAAGTTGAGCTAGATATTACTAAACACGGCTCACGTAATTGGATGTTCTAAGGAGTCATCATGGGATACAGAAGCCAAGTACAAAGCGTTATCTATGGTGAAGTTGCTAAGGTAAACGCATTCTTAGTTAAGCACAAGGTAGTAGGCAACCCCGTGTTTGATGAGTTCAAAGAACACTTACATATCTTTGAAAAGGATTGGAAAGACGTCACATCAAGTACAGAGGTAATTAAGTTCATTCACTTAGACAGCGGTGACGACTCATGGAAATGGTACGAAGACTATGACGATGTTAAGGCATGGCATGCACTGTTAGCTGACGCTGAAGAAAGCGGTTTATCGTACGAGTTCATTCGTATTGGTGAAGAAAACGGTGATATAGAAGAAGAAACTGGCGGTGACGATGTGAATTATTTTTTACACGTTAATCAATCAATCGGTAACGAATTTTAGGAGAGCAACATGTTTGGAAAAACAGATAAGCAATTAGCACAAGAATTATTAGAGCGTATTACACGCTTGGAAACTCGTATCGTACAACTGATGCTGTATCTGCGTATGGATTTGAATACACGTTATGGCGATGACGACATTAAGTAGGGGGTGGGTATGACGCAACGCTACAAACTAACTGTTGAGAGCAGATTGTTTTATGAGATTGAAGTAGAAGCCGACGATTACGAAGACGCCTATGCACAGGCACAACACATTTGCAGAAGCGGTGCATTTACAGAATTCGAATCTATTGAACCACAGTCAAGCATATACGATTTAGCACTTATTGAATAAGGAATTACTGACATGAAACTTACTGACTTTAGCAAAGCATATCGTCGTTGGGATAGTTACAACGCATTTCACACACACGTTGGACACAATAACTTTGTGCAGTTCGAAACAGGCGAACTGATGACTACTAATACTCGTTGGACACCTAGCGATCGAATGGTTTACAGCGAATTGAACTTAGAAGTATTCACACCGCGTGATGTTAAGTACAAATACATGTTACCTGATGGACGTATCGTACCAAAGGCTTGGCTAATGGCTAACGGTTCACCTAATTTATTGGTTGACCTAGATACTAAGCACACCGTCAATCTTGCACGTAAATGGGGTAAAGCTGAGGAACGACCAGACCACTTACGTCGTGCAGTAGCATGGTTTAACAGTGCAAAGTCTAAGCCTCAAGGTACAGCGCCTATTGTTATTTCCGAGCCACGTAAACTAGATGCAACAGAACGTAAATGGATACGTGACCTACGTAAGCTATGCACCGTGTTCGTTAAGTTAAATGACAAGAACAACCAATGCTGGGACAACTATCAATTCGACTACAAAGATTTACTTACCCTTGTAGCTGATGGTAAGTCGGCAGCTCAGGCATTTGGTGAGCTTAATGAATATGCCCGCGCTCGTATTGCACGTAATGGTGTGAGTGCTGGACGTGTAGTTTTTGATGTGCCTTATGTTGAAGTTGTTTAGGAGTTAACATGTTAAGGGTAGCTAACAAAGATGCACGCAGCCACGTCATGTGGCGAAAGGAATTTCAAGGCTCTAACACTAAAGGTATGTGGATTGGTGAGGAAGAAAAAAGCGATTACGGAGTGTATTCGTACGGCAGACACTTCCCACTATACATTTGGTCTAGAGAAACAAAACAATGGTATGGCAACGACGATAGGTATAGCAGAACAACGTCTAAACATAAGTCTCAACTAATGCCGACCGATAAGAATTCAATCACATGGTTGAATACCGCTCAGATGCTACGCATCGAGCATGTAGGTGTAGTAGGTTTTATTAAAGAAAAAGTCTCAGGACTCACTATCTAAGGAGCAGTAAGAATGAATGCAACTCTTCAACAAAACGAGAAGTTACAAAAAATCGCAGCAGAAAACGCTATCAAACTACTAAACAGTCTAGATGCTACCTATAAGGTAACGTTCCAAGATGGCAAGGTAGTAACTGGTGGTAAACATACTCGCGCACCTTCAGCGTATCCTCATGGCGCGTTGACAGCACACTTAGAAACATACGTTAAAGACATGGAAGTAGGTGATGTTGCCGCTATCCCAGCCGGTGACTTCAAAGCCGAGTCATTACGTAGCGCATTGTGTGGTTGGACTAATCGTGTATGGGGTGCTGAGGCAGCCACTACAACAGTGAACAAAGACCATACTGTAGTCGAAGTTATGCGCCTAGCATGAATAAAGTTAGCGAAGCTGACATCAAAGCGCTGATTAGACGACGTAGAGCGCAGATGCTCGTGCATTCGTACCTTTATTATGAGAGCGATCAACCAATAATTTCTGACGACCAATGGCAAGAGTGGGCTAACGAACTTGAACTATTACAGAGCAACTTTCCTAAGTTATGCAAAATAAATTATTACGACAAAGAGTTTGCTGATTGGGACGGTACAACAGGTAATCATTTACCTCGCACTGTAATAGTCAAGGGTCAAGCCGAACAAGTGTTAAGGTCGTACCAACACGTTATGGAGATAAAAAATGAATGATAGTAACGTAAATGTTACCGCTGTATTCTGCGGAATACTTGTCGCATGTTTTATTCTGGTGATAATCCAAGGTCAAAAGCCACAAGCCAAAGAATGCGTTGCAAGTTTGAAAGACCGGTATGGGAACATCCACGAGATTAGGGGGGTAATCCATGATGGAACGTAAACACTACGAGATGCTTGGTAGGTATGTAAATGCCTCGAACCTTTTGAAGTTAAGCAACGAAGAATTAGGACGGGACATTGTCAAAGCCTACGAGCGTATCCATCGGGAAGCTGAACGTGACGCACGTGAACGTGTTAACCAGCAGCAATTTCAAAACAATAACTGATATAATGTTGTTAACATGTTGACAAGGGAGGGATAGTATTTTATGCTTCAGCTAGAAGATAACTACTACGACGAACAGACGGGTGCTGATGTTAGAGCTGTACGTAGGTTGTGGGCAGCAAAACTAATGATTCATTTGAATGATTACGCATACTATCTCAGAGCAAATGGCGGTAGAAAGCCAGCTGTAATGAACGAAAATTATCACATTGGCGCCAGCGCAAAACGCTGGTTTTATGACGACTCTACTAAGATAGGGTCTTTTATTTGGATATGTGACGTCTTGGGATTTGCACCTGATCGAGTGTTAAACGGGTTGCATAAGAACTGGCGAACTATAGGAGCGAATAAAAATGGGAAACATAGATTTGTGGCAGTTGAAGACGAAAGCGAAGACGTTTTATCCTGAGTCTTTTCACATGCAGAAACAATGGTTACGTACATCTGTTTACTTGTACACAACAGGTAGGCACGCCGTACTTACAGGAGGGTGGAGACGTGTCTAAACGAGGCGACGATTGGTGGGATGCCGTTGGTAAAGATATGTGGAGGCACGAACAAGAACTGCAAGACATAGCGGATAAGGAAGCTGTTAAAAAAGCAGCTGAAGACGCCCTAAAGGAGCAGACATGGAAACATACTTAATAGGTCTTAACATCTTATCAATTGGTGTTATTGCGATATTGATCCGCGGCGCTTATAAGTTAAGTCAGGAAGTTAAATTCCTTAAAGGTTTTAGTGGGTGCATGTTAGCGTTCACAGCAAAAAAACTAAACGTAAATGCGGAAGCACTACAGGCACAATACAACGAATTCATTAAGGAAGAAATGTGGAAGAAAAGAACGTAAAACTAGTGTGGATAACGCCTAAAGCAGAGAAGTTAATTGCTTACATGGCACGTGTATCTAACCCAGCCAACCAAGAGAGCCATGATACAGGCGGTAAGATTATCAAGTACATGGTTGACCACAAACATTGGTCGCCTTTTGAGATGGTAGACGCATGTTTTGAAATCACTACGACACGTGATATTGCTCGTCAGATGTTGCGACATCGTTCGTTCTCATTCCAAGAGTTTAGCCAACGCTACCAAAAGGTAGAACAGTTGCCGGCTAGTCAGTTACGTGAAGCACGTCTTCAAGACACTAAGAACCGTCAGAACAGTATCGTGACTGATGACGAGTTACTAGCAGCCGAGTTCAACGAGCTACAAGCTATCGTGGTTAGCATTACTAATGGCGCATATCAACGTGCGTTAGACTTGGGTATCGCTAAAGAGGTTGCTCGTTCCGTGTTGCCAGAAGGTTTGACCACTACTCGCATGTACATGAAAGGTTCTATTCGCAGCTGGATGCATTACTGCCAAGTGCGTATGGATGCGTCAACACAGAAAGAACACCGTCTAATCGCACAACAAATCAGCGACGTGTTAACACGTGAACTACCTGTGTGCTGGCAAGCTGTTATGGAGGTATCGAATGGTTAAGTATTGCCAATCATGTAGAAGCGCTGTAGCTACGCGTACTAAGAAAGATACGTTAGGTCGAATCAAACATTTATGTGACGGATGTTTTACACGTACATCAGGATTTAGTTTAACTAGCAAAAAGAACAAGAAATGAGAGATTGGATAATCCTAGGGTTGGCTGCAATCGCTGACATAGTTCTAATCATTAACGTAGTACATCACTGGTGATTCTTATGATGCATAAAATTTTTGAGTACGTAATGTGCTACTCCGTAGCATTTTTATACGGCGTTATGTTCGGGATGTTCATTAGTAGCGTCACTAGAAAAAATAACAGAAACAACAAGAAAGGTCTTAGACGTGAGTGATGAAGTAGATTTAGCTAATGACCTTGCTGAAGCTGCCTTGCAGAGTAGCCTTAGTCAAATAAATTTGACACCAGAGGCTGAAGAAACTGGAAGGTGTTTATATTGTGATGAGCCAGTACTGGGACGTCGTTGGTGTGATGCCACATGCACCCGTAGCTGGGAAGAGGAGAGGCGGCGTGGCAAATAGTATGAAGATACCTAAGTGGTGCTGGAGTAACTCGTTAGAGTGCGTTGTTGAAGTGCTTAAGCGTGGGCATTTTCCTGACACGGTAATCGTGCAGCTACCAGACGACACACAACGTGAAATCGAAATGAACGACTTGAGGGTAACGCAGTGAAATGGCTAAAGAATATCAAGGAAAAACTGATGATAGGCAAAGTAATGATTCCACCTCCGCCACCACCATATGGAGCATCGAACATGGCAGTATCTACCGCAATAGCTAACCAGTACGCACAAGCACAGGCTATGCAAGCTAACCCATATGCAGCATCACACGCAACACCAATGCCAGACTTCTGGGACATGCGCGTTGAAAAGACTGAAGACGGGTACGTATTACATGTATCTAAATCAAACCAACGTACTAAAAAATTCATTGCAAAAGATGTTGAAGAACTTAAAACAAAGTTCGTTAGTTCAATGGTTCTGTCACAACTTGATAAGGGATAAACATGAAGCCAGTCGTGATCGACTTTGAAACCTACTACAGTAAAGACTTGGGGTTTCGTTCGCATACAACAGAGCAGTACATCCGTGACGACAACTTTCAAATCATTGGGTGTGCTGTTAAAGAAGGTAACAACGAAACTGTTTGGTTCTCATTCGATAACGATTTGGATTATGCAGAAGCCTTAGCACCATACGTTAACGGTAACACTGTCATAGCGCATAACGCTATATTTGATTTGGCAATCGTGCAGTGGAGACTAGGTCTTAAGCCGGCACTTATTGTTGATACATTGTCTATGGCACGTCCGCATTTTGGAACCCATGTAGGCGGTTCACTCAAAGCATTAGCCGAACACTTTGGTATTGGTCAAAAAGGTACTGAGGTTCTAGATGCGTTAGGTAAACGCCTTGAAGACTTCACACCTGAAGAACTTGCTAAGTACGGTGAGTATTGTAAGAACGACGTAGAGCTAACGTACCAGCTTTTCAAGCGCCTATACCCGCTAACACCAGCGCGTGAGATGAAGTTAATTGATTTAACAGTTCGCATGTTTACTGAGCCTAAACTAGAGCTGGATGCAGACATCCTTGAGAACCACCTTAATGAGGTACGCACTAAGAAAGAAGAGCTATTAGGCAGCGTTGATTTTGGTAAGGACGAGATTATGTCTAACCCTAAATTTGCTGAGGTACTACGTAACCTAGGTGTTGAACCACCACTTAAAGTATCAGCTGCAACAGGTAAGGACACCTATGCGTTTGGAAAAACTGACAAAGCATTTACTGCACTACTCGAACACAAGAACCCTAGCGTCCAAGCAGCAGTTGCGGCGAGACTGGGCGTTAAATCTACTATCGAAGAAACCCGTACGGAAATGTTCCTTGGCATGGCGAAGCGAGGCCCGATGCCTGTACCGCTCAATTACGCTGGCGCTGTCACTACTATGCGGTGGTCTGGAGCCGACAAGGTTAATCTTCAGAATCTGCCTAGGGGCGGAAACATACGAAGAGCGATTAAAGCACCGGAAGGATTTGTATTAGTAGCATGCGATAGTTCTAACATCGAGCTTCGTGTGAACCACACCTTAGCAGGTCAACAGGAATCTATTGAAGCATTACGTAGAGGTGAAGACTTGTACTGTCAGTTTGCATCTATGTTGTACGGTCGTGAGATTACCAAAGAAGATAAAGACGAACGTTTCATGGGTAAGGTTGCCCACTTAGGTCTAGGGTATGGCATGTCATGGCGTAAGTTCAAAGAGACTGTACGACTACTATCAAAAGGTAAAGATGTACCAGACGATGAAGCAGAGCGCATCGTTAACTTATGGCGTGATACGTACTATGCGATACCACAGCTATGGAAGAGCGCAGACAAAGCACTAGCTGCAATCTCAACCGGTGCCGACTACACGATCGGTAACATGATTCACACTAATAAGAAGGGGTTGGTCACTCCACCACAAAACCAAATCTATTATCCAAACCTAAGAAGGACATCTGAAGGTTGGGTGTACGATACTAAGAAGTTCAAGACTGTTGAGCCTGTGAAAGTTTATGGGGGTAAAATCGTTGAGAACATTTGCCAACATCTAGCGAGAAACATCATTGCTGAACAATGGATGGAGATTGCTAAGAAATACGAGGTTAAGTTACAAGTGCATGATGAAGTCGTCGCACTAGTTCCAGAGAATGAGGCCGAAGAAGCAGCTGAATGGATGGTCAAGGTGATGTCAACGTCGCCAGAATGGTGGCCTGAAATTCCGTTAGCAGCAGAAGCCAACTTTGGAAAATCATACGCAGACGCAAAGTAAACGTGTTAAGATGTTTACAACATGAACATTTTATGATAGATTTGCTAGATAATAATAATATGCGAGTTTACTTTTAATTGACATATTATAAGGAGGTCATCAAATGGCCCTGAAAGAGTTTACCGACTGGTTATTGGAGCAAGAAAGCCCAGCAAAATGGCTTAACCTTACTGATGCATATATCCAGACGTACAAGAAAGTTGGAAGTAGCACTTTTGTTTTACCCAAGCAACATGCGAAGCTGAAAGGCGCACTAGAGGCGTTCGTTGACGACTCCGCTACATTTGTGGAGTACACAAAAGCGATTAGAGATTCTCTAGGTGGTCAGGCGAAAGTTGACGTGCATGCGGTATATAGAACGCTGCTAACACGCGACATGCAATCAAGCAGACGTGAGCGCATGAACCGCGCTCTATGGGTATATGAAGCGGCTAACGGTAAAGTTGTTGATCGCCTTGGGTACCTTAAGTTTCTTGAACAAGCTTGGGCAAAAGAGCGGCTGGAATACATGAAGAAGTATAGGTATGGTAAGCAAAGGCTGACAACGGATGAGCGTAATGAAGTCTTGCTAGAGTTCTGGCAGATGGTTGATGAACGCATATCCAATGGAGAATTACCTAATGGCTATAATGCCCCCGTGGAGTCATAGTACTTTAACATCGTTTGAAACATGTCCACGTCGTTACTACCAGACTAAGGTAACACGTGAAATTAAAGAGCCTCAGACAGAGGCTACAATTTGGGGAAACACCGTCCACCAAGCGCTAGAAAACAGAGCTAAAAGTGGGCAGCCATTACCTGATGCTATTAAGTCTTATGAGCCACTGGTTGATAAGATTATTGCAAGAGAAGGTCGTCGTCTAGTCGAAGAAAAGATGTCGATTGATAGTAACTTTGCGCCTACCGAATGGGGTAAGTCGTGGGCTAGAGGTATTGTCGACTTGGGTATGGTCGATACTAAGAAAGCATACTTATTTGACTGGAAAACTGGTAAGCGTAAAGCTGATAGTGACCAGTTGAAGTTGATGGGTTTATTGGCGATGCATACGTACCCGTGGGTTGAAGAAGTTAAAACGGGTTTCGTATGGCTTAAAGATAACAAAATCGACCAAGAGGTGTTCACACGTAAACAAATACCCCTCCTGTGGATGGACTTTTTACCAAGAGTTCAACGCATGGAAAACGCTTATTCAAAAGACAGGTGGGAGCCTAAACCTTCTGGCTTATGTAAGGCATGGTGTCCTTGTACAGGATGCGAGTTTAATGGGAGAAGAAGTGGCAAGAGCTAGATATACACTGTCCAAAACAACAGCTGATGAAGCTGGAAATATACTTACTTACAAAGAGTTCAAAGTGTTGAAGTTTAACAAAGCAACTCAATCAGTGAAGCTGCGGGGAGACCTCTGTGACTTCGAAACCAGCCTAGAGAAGGCAATTGCCTCTGGCTACAAACTTAAAAAGGATACCAAGTAATGCCTACTCCGCAAGTAGTGACTAACTACATAAACTACACCAACGAAGAACTAATTCGAATAGTTTTTAATAGAGTTGATACGAACGATTTAGAGCTTGAACTAGCATTGCGAATGGAACAGTTGATGGATCAGTTCGACACGTGGCAAGCGTCCCTGTGAGCAAGGAGGATTAATTGGCTGCGACACCAGAAGCAAAAGTAAAGGCAAAGGTAAAGAATTGGCTAAAATCCAAAGGGATTTACTGGTTCTGCCCAGTACAGAACGGCATGGGAGTTGTTGGTACGCCAGACTTCTTATGCTGCGTTCCACCGTCAGGGAAGTTCCTAGCAATAGAAACGAAAGCCCCCGGTAAGCGTAGTAACCTTACACCTAATCAGCAAGCTAGAATCCACGAGATTCAGACTGCAAGGGGTATAGCTATTGTGGTGGATGATGTTAAACAGTTAGAAGAACTATGGGAGGTACTTGTTAATGCGTAAACATGTTAATGGAAGTGGCTTGGAGGCACAGCAATGATATTTTTATTTAAGAAACCGAAGATAGTTGTAGATTGTATGACGGTAAACAATTCTGCCCACGAATTCTTTAAGATTGAGAAAGCTATCGAGTTCTTACCACGTTGGTGGAAGGAAACACCAAGTCGCTACGATGAGAAGTTCTATAAGGCGTCAACGATTAAGCAATGCTCAGGCTTCATTGAGCTATATAAGCAAGGGTTCATCCTACCAAACTGGAGTGACCTAGCTATTGAGGTTAAAGAAGGTTCTTACCAGTGGCAGTTCAGCGATAGAGTAAGTGAGATTGAGGTGCATGGTAAGCAGCAATGGGAAACCTATGCAGACCCAACCCAGTTCGGACATATCAAACTAAATTCACCGTGGTGGTTAAAGACTAAATCAGACATTAAGTTTATGTTCTTATCACCCACATGGAACTATCCAATGGGTACACCACTGACATTCTTGAACGGTACAGTTAACTATAAGTACCAACATTCTACAAACGTGAACGCACTTATTTCACTTAGAGACGATGCGACTTTCTTGGTGCCTCATGGACAGCCATTAGCACATATCGTACCTATTACTGAAAAAGAAGTTGAACTCAGACACCACCTAATAAGTGCTGAGGAGTTAGCTAAGATACAGCCATCTCAGTTTTCGTTTACCAACATGTATAAAGAACGTACTAAAAAGCTTAAGGCAAAAGAGTCTAAACCTAGATGCCCGTTCAACCCCAAAATGTACGGGGAGGAATAATGGACGCTTTGGACGCATTGCTAGATAAAACAGGTAAGAAATCCGCAGAAATGTACGACCCAATGGCTAACACGATGTATTCAGTAGGTGATGTAAACAGCACAGAAAAAGGTAGTGGCGCACGCTATAACGGTGGCAAGCCTGACATGTCGTTAATCCCAATGTGTACGTTAGCTGATGAAGCTAGGGTGTGGGAATACGGTAAGAGAAAGTACGCAGCATGGAACTGGGCTAAGGGTATGGATTGGTCTGTGCCTTTTGCTTGTGCTATGCGACATATGGCTGCTTGGCAGCGCGGTGAAGAGAATGACCCTGAGAGTGGGCTACCTCACTTAGCACATGCTATGTGTAATTTACGTATGTTGACACTTTACAGCACGACGTACCCAGAAGGTGATGACCGTCCTACTGAGTGGTTAACCATAAAAAAGTAACGTGGCACGATTTGGTGCTACCACCGATAAATTTATGGAGCTTACCTAATTGAGTATGAGAACCAAGTTAGTTGTGTTGATACTTCTATCACCTATATGGGCGCCAGTATGTTTAGTGTACCTATGGGCGGTGGCATTTTGGGAGAGCATCAATGACTCAAAGTAGGGTAGGTAGTTTTGTAGAAGCACTAGTAAACGTAGCAATTGGGTTCGCAATTAATTGGGTAGCTAATCTTTTGATACTGCCCTTGTTTGGGTTTCATGTAACAGGCATACAAGCCTTCAACATGGGATTAATTTTCACGGTTATATCGGTAGCACGGAGTTACACAATACGTCGCTGGTTCAACCGTTACATACATAGAATGGCTATGAAACTTTAAGGAGACGCTTATGCCAAGCAGCAAAAACTATAAACGTGATTACAAACAAGAGGCCAAAACTGCAGCTAACCGCGGCGAGAATAAAGGTGATGCAGAGCGTCACAAGTTACGACGTGAAGCTGTTAAATCTGGTAAGGCATCTGTCAATGATGGTATGGATTTAGACCATATCGACCCACTATCAAAAGGAGGTAAGAACGCGTTATCTAATGCGCGTGAAGTAACGCCGGCAGCTAACAGAAGTTTTGCACGTAACTCTGATGGTAGCTTGAAATCACAGACCTCCAAACGGGAGAAGAAAGGTAAGTAATGATTGTCGTTAAAGATAGGAAGGCATTAGTTATTAAGACTAAATCGCCTGAGAAGTACACGACAGTTATGCCTACAGCAAAGCACATGCGTATGAAAGGTACGGACTTAATTGCCGTACCGCATCGGTTAGACGAAGTAAAAGTGTTACGTAACCTTGGTGTACAAGCACCATCACCGATCGCTTATTACTACGCTTATCCGGGTAGAAACAAGCCTTTCATGGCACAGCGTGAGACATCATCGTTTCTTACTATGCATCGCAGAGCTTTTGTTCTTAACTCACTTGGAACAGGTAAAACGTTAGCTACGCTTTGGGCGTATGACTACCTAAGAGAACGCGGCAAAGTAAATAAACTGTTAGTTGTATCGCCGTTATCAACACTTGAACGTACTTGGGCAGACGAAGTATTCAGGAACTTTACGCATCTAACCTACGCTGTATTACACGGTGATGCAAAAAAACGTAAGAAGTTGTTAGCTATCCCACATGACGTGTACATCATCAATCACGATGGTCTGGGCGTTATTAAAGATGAGCTAGCAAAGCGTGACGACATTGACATTGTTATTGTTGATGAGATTGCGCAGTGTGGACGTAATGCTAGTACTACTAGATGGAAGACGCTTAACTCGGTTGTAAACGATAAGAAGATTTCACGTATCGCTTGGGGGTTAACTGGTACACCTACTCCAAACGCGCCTACAGATGCATGGGCGCAGTGCAAACTATTAGCTCCAGACAACGTGCCGCCGTACTTTAACAAGTTCAAAGATATGGTGATGCGACAAGCTGGGCCGTTTACATGGATAGCAAGACCGAATGCAGTAGACACAGTACAACGTGTTATGCAGCCAGCAATTAGGTTTACTCGTGACGAATGTATTGACCTACCGCCTTGTATGTTTGAGACACGTGAAGTTCAGTTATCAGACAAACAAAAAGTAGCATATGCAGAGATGCTTAAGTCGCTTAAGACAGAGATTGCTGGTGGTCAGGTACTAGCTGTAAACGAAGCAGTAAAGCTTTCTAAGTTAGTGCAGATTGCATGTGGCGTTGCTTATGACACACAAGGTGAAGAAGTTTGTATCGGGGCTGAACATCGCCTTGAGGTAATGAATGAAGTCATTGAAGCCAGCGAAGCGAAGGTAATTATATTTGTACCGTTTAGGTCTTCAGTTACTTTAGTAGTAAATAACCTTGAAGCACAGGGACACCGAGTAGGTGTTATCCATGGCGGGGTTAGTAAGAACGTACGTGATGAAACGTTCAGGTCGTTTATGACACAAGATGATATGCGTGTACTAGTAGCGCAGCCAGCTGCTATGTCACATGGCCTGACGTTGACTTCAGCAAACACGATTATATGGTTTGCACCGGTGACATCAAATGAAACGTTTGAGCAAGCTAACGGACGTATCACAAGACCGGGTCAGAAGAACAACCAGTTCATCGTAATGCTTGAAGGCACACCAGTAGAACGTAGGATTTATGAGCGCCTGAAGAACAAGCAAAAGCTTCAGGGATCGTTGCTAGACCTAGTACAAGAGGAGAACGTAATTTGACAACATGTAAACATCTTGATAGTATTAAAGCATGAAACTTCTTAGAGCAGCTTCTGTAGCTGAAAAGCTAGACATGCATAAGGTTAGCGTGTTTAGACTAGCTAAGAACGATAAAACATTTCCAAAGCCGCTGAAGTTATCCAGTAGATATACGGCATGGTTAGAAGAAGAAATTGATAAATGGTTGTTTACACATTTACAACAAAGGAGTGATACACATAATGAAACTTGATGAGATTGTTGCGAAGTACATTAAGCTTCGTGACAAGAAGGCGGTATTCAAAGCTGAGTATGATGCAAAGGTAGCAGACATCGACAACATGCTTGATAAGGTAGAAGCGATTCTACTAAAACAGTTTGAAGAAACTGGTGTAAGCAGCGTAAAGACACCAAACGGTACAGCGTATACAACGACACGTGTTTCAGTGCCTATTGCTGATTGGGATTTATTCCTAAGCGAGTTCGTTATTCCTAATAAGTCTTGGGAGTTTTTAGAACGACGTGCCAGCAAGACAGCGGTTGAGCAGTACAAGGAAGAAAACGGTGATATACCACCGGGTGTGAATTACGTTGAAACACGTCTAGTTAACATTAGACGTTCTTAATTTAAGGAAAATAAAATGCAAATGATCCCATTTGATTCAGCAAAATTACCAGCACATATTGCTGGCGCGTTCCAAATTACTAACGACCTATCGTCTGGTTTGAGTTCTGGTGGTTTTCCGCATATCTCAATTAAAGGTAAGGTGTTCCACATCACACGTGGTGATGAAAAGACATTGGTAACAAAACCGGGTGAAGACGAACCAGCAGCATCTATTGAAGTTGTAATCGTTAAAGCCAATCCAAACCTTTCTAAGGTTTTCTATACAGGTGGCTACACTGAAGGTTCTGAAGCACGACCAAGTTGCTACTCTAACGACGGTATTTCACCAGCAGCAGATGCACAAGAACCACAGGCTAAGAAGTGCGCAGCTTGCGTACACAACCAGTTCGGTTCACGTATCACTGAGAACGGTGGTAAAGGTAAGGCATGTTCAGATTCACGCCGTATCGCTATTGCTCCAGTAAGCCAAGTGAATGACCCGATGTTGTTGCGTGTTCCAGCAGCTTCATTGAAGACATTACGTGAGTACAACGAGTCATTAGTTAAACGTGGTGTTCCATACCAAGCCGTAGTTACAAAGATTGGTTTTGATTATTCAGTAGCTCACCCAGCATTGACGTTCAAACCAGTTGGTTTTATTGATGATGCAACAGCAGCAGTGGTAGCTCAGACAATGGAAGCTGAAGTAGTGGCTAACATCACTGGTCTTGGTCAATCTAATTCGTTTGCAGCATTACCAGCTGACGAGTATGAAGCACCTGCTCCAAAGGCAGAAGCACCAGCACCTAAACCAGCGGCGGCGGCAAAACCTAAGTCAGCGCTTGATGCAGTATTAGCTAAGGCAACATCGACATCTAAAGTTGCTGTAGAAGAAGCTGAACCAGTAGAAGCTGCACCGGCACCAGTTGCTAAGAAAGCTGCACCAGTAGTTGAAGTAGATAGCTACGATGGTATGTTAGCTGAGTTAGACAACATGCTTGGTGATGACGATGCGTAACAAAATCGAAATCAATAGGAATCGAGTTAAAGCTGTAGTTCAAGTCGCTACTCATGCAACAGCAAGTAATGTTCGTGAGCTACATCCACTCGAAGCTATTATCGGTTTTGCTGAAGTAGTAGGTCGTGCAATCGCAGCCCAAGACGTAACATCTCTTGGGCATCAGGAGTTAATTAAGATTGCATGCCAACACATCGAGTCAACCGTAAAAGCGGCGTACGTATCAAAAGGTATGAGTGCGTCAGCGATAGAAGTATAAAACCCCCCCGCAACCGGTTGCTTATGCAACACCGGAACCGTAACCGGTACTAACAACAAAAGGAATATTTATGCAATTTGACGTTGAACTATATAACGACGCCGGCCTGAGTAAGTCCGATATATCCCGTTTGTTTGGTGTTAGCCGTACTACAGTGCATAACTGGCACAATGGCACTACCATTCATTCGTTGATTCAGAAACGTGTTAAGTTAATCTCAACCGCTGTGCGAACAGCACTTTCAAAGAAGAAGTTACCATTAGATGTTTCAGCTCGTAGTGGAGATCGTGCGACTGAACTTTCTGCAGTAATTAAAGAATGTCTTTGATTGTGTAGTTGTTTACATATAAACTAGTTCGCTCACCGGGGGGATTTAGAGCATGGAATTTTTATCCAAAATACTCCCACGTTGCGGTATATACGTGGGTACCTTCATTAAGGAAGGTAAAACATTCAATAAGTTCTACGAAACAGTAGAAAAGCTTAGAGAAGACATCAAGCAATACGACAGTAAGTTATTTGACGCATACCATGCTTGTGCCTCGTACAAAGAAAAAGGTAGCCGTAAGGCTGATAACGCTGGCTGGATGCGTAGCATCTGGTTAGATATTGACGTAGGTAAAGCTGACAAGAATAAGAGCTATGGCACTATCAAAGAAGCCGCAGCTGCTGTTGTTGAGATGTGTAAGACATACAGTTTACCAGTGCCTATGCTTGTTCAATCAGGTATGGGATTACATTGCTACTGGGTATTAGATACTGACTTAACAAAAGAACAATGGAAGCCGATCGTATCGGCTTTTGCTACAGCACTAAACGAAATTGGTTTCAAGCATGACCCAAGCCGTACTAAAGATGCATCAAGTGTACTGCGTCCAGTGGGGTCTACATGGCGTAAGAACGGTGAGAGAGCTGTTAAGGTTCTACGTGATGCACCAGAAGTAAACGTTGCCATATTTGATTCAATCGTAGCTAAGTTCGCTACACCTGAGAAACCTAAGTTTAGTTCATTGTTTGAATTATCTAACGATTTAGGCGCACCAGTTGAGTATCCACCATCATCAGCATACCAAGTAATCAAGTTCTGCCCAACGTTGGCAGAGGTAGCTGAAAAGAAAGGTGACGTACCAGAACCATTATGGCGTGCGATGCTTGGCGTGGTTAAGAATTGTACTGAAGGTGACGAGCTTGCTCACGAGTGGAGTAAAGGCGACCCAAGATATTCACACGATGCTACACAGAAAAAGATTGATGGCTGGACTTCAGGCCCAGCTACGTGTCAGCACTTCAGTGAACTGTCTGAGAAATGCAATGGTTGTAAACACGCGGAAAAAGTAAAGTCGCCTATACAGCTTGGCATGATTGTAAACGATGAGGAACAAGAAATTGAAGTCGTTGCAGATGTCACAGAAAGTGTCACAGAAGAAACAGCAGTGATTGATACGTTCAAACTCCCTAAAGGGTTTGAGTGGGATGGTTACTTCTTGAAGCAAGCCAAGGTCAATAAAGACGGCGTTGTTGAATACGTACCATTTACTACACAGTTATTCATTATCACCATGCGTATTAGAAACGTGGAAGGTGTGATGGTTGCACGTGTATCACGTCAGGTCTATCAGAACGAATGGCGTACGTTCGAATTTGAAACATCACTTATTGCTCAGAAGAACTTACTTGGCGCAGCGTTTGCAGCCCATGAGATTTATACGATAGGTAGGTACGGACTCGATATGCTACAAGACTATGTGAAATCACATTTAGAAAATTTACGTACAAACAAAATTGAGACAGCAATCTACGATTCATATGGGTGGCACGAAGGTAACTCTCGATTTGTTATTGGTAACGTTGCTATCACTAAGAACAGTGAACTGCATATTGATATTGTGAAAGACATCGAAGGTATTACTGGTAAGACACACGGCAAGAGTCTCAACGATACCAGCGGCACTGCAGCTGAATGGACAGCGCAAGTAAATCATCTGTACAACCATAAAGGCGCTGAAGCTGCGCAGTTTTGTATCCTAGCCGGTTTTGCATCACCTCTAATTCAGATCATGGGTCTGGAAGGTTGGCATGGTATTCCGATCGGTCTATCAGGTCGTGGTGGTAATGGTAAGACTAAGGTTGCAAACGTAGCATGCTCTATGTATGGCCCAGCTGGGTCTCTTGAGATGCAAGCTAACGGTGAAGGTACAACATCAAACGCACGTATTCAAGTACTAGGACGTGTTAAGAATTTACCTTTTGTATTCGACGAGATTACAGGTATCCCACCACATGAACTAGCAGCACTGTTCTACTCAATACAAGCCGGTAAGAATAAGATTCGTCTCAAACAAAACGGCGAACTTAGTGTGCTATCGAAGCTGTATTGGAATTCCCTAAACTTTATTACGTGTCAAAGCCCGTTCGAACAAGTGCTTAATGGTGTTCGTCGTGAAGTGCATGAAGCTACATCGTTACGTTGTTTCAGCATCAATACAGACTCTGATAAAGGTTGGAAGTTTGTACGTGACCAAGAAGCAGCTGAGACATTATTGAACACGCAGTACGGTACAGTTGGTCGTATCTGGTTAACGGCGCTTATCAATAAGTCTGATGAGATCGGCGAGAAGTGCAACAAGTATGTGATGCGTTATGCACCTGAAGGCGGCGAAGAGAATGAGCGTTACTACCGTCGTCTAGTTGGTACCGTTATGTTCGCTGGTAAGTTATCCAAGATGATGGGCTTACATGATTTTGATTTGAAAGCCGTGCAAGATTGGGCTGAAGAACATATCATGTCGTTACGTAACAAACGTTCACAAGCAACATTCTCAGCATCAGAATACTTAGCTTCGTTCTTAGGTTGGTTAATCAATCGTACGATTGTCACAGATTCATTTGGTGATTCACGTAGCGCACTAGAACATCCTCAAGCAGAACTAAGAGCGCCACCGGTAGCAAGGCGTGTACTCGATAAAGCTAGACCAAGACTAATCGTTGAACGTAAGGCACTTGCAGATTGGTGCCGTGATAGCGACGTTGATGTTGGTTGGATGACTAACGACTTGAAATCTTATGGCTACATCATGGAGAACCCGAAACAAGGTGCGCCTATATGTGTCACAGGTAAGATGGTTCGTCTAGGTACAGGCACTACAGTTCAGCTGCCGCCAGTGTATGCACTTGAGTTTGATATCCATAAATTGTCTGGAAGCGGCGTAGTTGCTACATCTGGCGAGACTATTGATTTTGATGAGGCTGTAGCCGTAAGGAAATTTAAGCAAAAATAAAACTGTCACAGAAAGTGTCACAGTTGGATGTAAAAAGGGGCTAGCAGTGATGCTAACCCCTTGATTTATATGGTGCGCCCGAAGAGATTCGAACTCCTGACCCCTTGGTTCGTAGGCAAAAAAGGGGTAGAAACATGATTTTGCATAAGGTGTCTGTTGCTTTGTAAATCAAGCACTTAATGTCAAATACCCCACCCCGTAATACCCCCAAGCATTTTCCAAAGTGTCACAGAAATTGTCACAGATTCCATAATACTGTAAACTTCTTTACATGTTGACCGATAAAGAATTAAAAGGCTTAAAGCCTACTGACAAAGACCAGTTTATATTGGCTGGTAAAAAATTATACCTTAGAGTTCACACATCTGGACGTAAAGAGTTTTTGTACCGTCACAAAAGTAAATGGATTAAGTTAGGCGACTATCCCAATTTGGGACTAGCTGACGCAAGAAAGCTTGCAACAAACTTTGTTCATACCCCTGAAGGTATCGCAGAAGATATTCCAACCGTGGATAAAGTGTTCACAGCCTTCTACAAACATGTTAAGAGAAGGTACGTAAATCCTGAGCAGTTTATGTACAAGTACGAAAAAGAAATTAAGCCCGTACTAGGCTCTAGAGACATCAGAACGGTTAAAAGGGCAGAGGTTGCGAAGCTTTTAGAAAAGATTGTAGAACGCGGTTCACCCATCATGGCGAATAGGGTGCTAACTGACATCAAACTTATATTTGGTTTTGCTGTTGAACGCGGTGACATAGAAAATAATGTTCTGCTGCCGCTAACTAAAAAAGCTGTTGGTGGTAAAGAGAAGCCACGTACCAAAGTTTTGTCGGTAGAAGAAATTAAAAACCTACTAATCGAACTACGCACACCACGAATGGATTATCGAACTCGTGCTGCTTTGGCACTTGCGTTACTTACAGGTCAACGAGCCAGTGAGGTACTTGGGATTTGTAAAGCACAGATCAACGGTTGCTGGTGGCACATCCCCACCGATCAAAAAGGTAACAAGAATAAAAAGCTGCATAAAGTATACCTCTCACCTCAAGCCAGAATGGTTCTTAAAATTGTTCCACCACCTTACGTTGGAGACCATCGAGTAATGGCACGGGCAATAAAACGAAGAGGCGTTAGTTACACGCCCCATGATTTCCGTAGAACGATTACTACCCACCTAAACGATAAAGGTGTAATGCCACACGTTACAGAGAAAATGCTGAATCACACGATGGAAGGTGTGATGGCTGTTTACAATCATGCGGAGTATTTACCAGAGCGCAAGGCGGCATGGAGGTTATGGGGTGCATACCTAGCTGGATTGCGGCGAGAAGTGCGGCATCAGACCCAAGAACCATCCGCTTAGTTGGTACCCAAACCTTGTCTTTATATAGGCAGTCTGCTAGATCAGCGTACCAAATCTTTTCAATATCCAACGCAACCAAAGCAACAACATCACATTCTGGTTTCATTCCAGCCGTACTAAATTTGTACGTTGGCGTGTAGTGCGCACCTGATTTCTTTTGAGATACCTTCTCCGTACCCTTTACCTGTATGCGGATAAACTTTTTACCGACGTCTACAAGTAGGTCATATGGCGCACCTTCAAATCCAGCACAGACAACATAGCCACGCTTTGATAAATCATATCTAACGTACGCCTCGGCTGCTCTGCCGGTTATGTGGGTCGGGTGACTAATCAGCGTTTACTCTAGTATGCGTATCTATCAACGCCTTTGAGTGACTTGTCACGCTTGCTGAATCGAACACCAGCTTCGTCGTATTCTTTCTTACTACTACGACGTTGTTGCAATGATTGAAGTAACTGCTCTTGGGTGATACGTTGTTTTGGATGATCTGAGTTAAACTTCGCAACTGCTTCACGAACATCACTAGCATTCCCACCAGATAAACGAGCTTGAGCGTACTGGCTATAAATTTCTTTACGGCGAGCATTGATTGCTTGGGCTACATCTTCTTTAGAGTTTTGTGCTGCATAGTGTTCTGACTCAACTACTGGGCTAAAGCCTAGTGCTTTGTATGCCAAGTCCCAACCATCAAACTTATCTGGTTCAACCGCAACGTTACCGCTGCGTGAAGTCAAACCATCGGTTGCATATCGAACTGCTTTAACTGGAGACGCCAAGAATTTAGGTAGCATCTTCTCAATACCGCGTTCAATCTCGCCATGGCTAAACCTCTGGATACCTTCAAACAAATCAGCTACAGTCCCGAAAGGTGCGCCAGCTGCATTTAGCAGAAGTGTTGCTACTGCGTCTTTACCTGTCTTAGCATTTGTCACATCACTCCAACGCATCATTGGAAGCGGGTTAAACAAGTCGCCCATACCGATATTTCGTGAGATGTCTAAACCTAGAAGTGTCGGTAAGCCTTTCCATAAAGCGCGTGCTGCAGTGGGGCCTAGCATGTCAGCTAGGTAGTTACGTACTTGCGTAGCGTAATCGCCTTTTTCATCGTCATCATCACCAAACAAACTACCGACTACCGCTAGTGGGAATGCTAGTGGAATACCTGCTGCACCAGCCGTGGCTAACTGCATCATTAACAAATAACCTAATGCACGCTGAGATTCTTTGTCGCCTTTGAACGATTCTTTAGCGTTACGTACTAGCAAGTAAATCATGCCTTGTTGATACTTACGGAATTGCATAGGCATACGGTTCCAACCACCTAAGTGACCAGACTTCATAAAGTACGCTGCGTTAGTGTCATCGTATGTAAGTTGTGTAAGCTCGATTGCTTCACGTGCTTTAGATGTTGCGTCTTCGTGTGTTGCACCGCGACTACGTTCTAGGCGGTAAGTTGCTAAAGCTGTAGACAAACGGTTGGTTAACTCGATGTTATGAGAAGCCCAGTTAAATACACGTTGAGCGCGAATCCATTTAGGGTCAGTGCCTGAAGCGTACACTTCAGTGTCAATGTTTTGAGCGATGTCCAATTTACCCAAGTCTTGAAGTTCTGTAGCCATACGTAGCTCATCGCCAGCAAGCGTCTTAGACAAATCAGCGTTAGATAGACTAAAGAATTCGCCATTTCGACCCCCTTTAATAATTCGTACTGAATCAGCCCAAGCAGAACGCATAGCACCAAATGCTTTTGCTCCGCCAAACTTACCAGCTAGTTGCGGCATGGTAATAGTCCAAGGCTGTGTACCGTTGATTAGTAAGTATGATGGTGCAACACCTAAGTGCCAGATAGAACTTAGTCTAGATAAAAACGCTGCTACAGGCGCTCTGGTGTATGAGAAGTCCATAGCCATACGAGATTTAACGTTGTTGTATACATCACGTAGTTCGTTGCTAGCACGAGACTCGTCTTTCATCTTGTACAAGCTAGATGTGATTTCTGGCATAAAGCGCATGCGTGATAAGTAGAACGAATCGCGTTCCATCAACTCAGCAAATGAGCGCATCATGTCTTGTGAAGCACCTTGGATACCATGACGTTTAATTTGACGTTGGAGTGCTGAATGCTCAGGCATAGAGCTTAAGTACATTTCAGTAACCGCGTCACGAATCTTAGCTGAGATACCACTAGCTCTAGAACCAAACTCTGTACCAAGTACGTTGTCTAGTTGTTCTAGTTGACCGAATGTTGATGGGCGTAATTCACGTTGGTAGTCTTCACCTTTGGTTAGACGTACTTCGTGCGTGTTCTCTAGCTTCGCTGCCATAGCTTTTTGTTCAGATGCTTTATCAAATGAATGCACTTGATAATGTTTAGCGTCTTTCTCCATAGCTACAACGCGCTTCTTAACTTCTTTGAAGCGATCACCGGTTGCAGTTTGCAACTCTTCACGTGCTGCTTGCAACTCATTAGATTCAGCAATAACTAAGAAGTCACCGAAACGCATGAGTGGGAAGTAAGGGCCACGGATTGATTTGATTTGGTCAGCGTGGTTTTCGATTTCCTTAGCAATCTTAGCTTCAATGCGGTCGATTTCTTTTTGGTCTTTGTTTGCTTTAGCTAACTCAAGTTGTTTGGCATATGCCATACGTACAACGTCAGCGTAAATTTCTTTACGTAGTTTCCAGTTGTTTGCAAGCGTAGCCTTAACTGCCTGATAGGTTTCTTTAGCTTCTGTTGTTAACGCGTTATAGCGTAACTTCAATGCGTCATACTTCTCACGGTCTTTAACTTTATCTAGGTGAGAGTTAAGTTCATCATCAAATGCCAAGTCAGGGTGGATACCTTCGAGTGTAGCGTCATGCATTACACCTGATAAACGCCATGCCATCTTAGGTGAAGTACGTGATAGTTTGTTCCAGCTCTCAAGGATGTCATGTGAAGAACGAACTAGCTTTTGTTGAAGCACAGTCATCTTGTCGTTCAAGTTCATGTATTCAACCAAGGCTTTTAATTTCTTACCGAACTGGTCTACTAGTTGGTAGTTTGTTAGAAGCTTAGGTGTCACCGTAGCAAATGCTGCACCGATGTCTGTCATAGCTGCTTTACGTTTATCACCTAATGGATTGCGTACAGTAGATTGCTCTTCAGGTACTTCTTCGTCTGTTTGTGAGAAGCGTACACGGTTTGAATCACCACCAATTTGTGTTGCTGCGCGTGAGATGTTCTTGTCGTTAAACACAACGATATTACGTGTCGCACTTTGAGCAGCGTCCAAATCTTTCTTATTACGGCTAGGATGGTCTAAGAACTTAAGACCCGGAATACCTAGTTTATCTAAGTATAGACTTGCGACCTTCTGTGCATCTTGACGTCTGCCAGTATCTTCAACACCAGCTTCTTTCCAGAACATACCTTCATCAGCAGCTTCATGGATAGCACGGTATAGCGTTTCACCTGTAGCATTACCATGGCGAGATAAGTCGTCAGCGCGTTCTTTAATATCATCGCTAATTTTGTCTATTACTTTTTGTACTTGCGGTGATTGCTCATCTAAAGGTGCATCCCAGTCAAGCAGCTCGTTTTCTGCCACTAAAGGACGAACACGCATCATTGAACCTTCGATAGGTTTAGACTTGAGCAGTTTATCAATTGCTTCATTAACCATTGCTGGCGAAACGGCAGCTATTTTAGAATTTTCATCACCAATGATGGGGCTATTTATACGCATACCACCAAAAGCTCTGGTAAAGTTTTCGTTAGCAATTTCTTGGCCTATTGCTTCAAGGAACTCAGCGTAAGAGTTCATGTTAAACCGTTGCATGTCGATAAAGCCTAGTAGCTTGGCAAGTTTTAAGTGGCCTGATTGAGCGCCTTCTTTACTTAGAATCTCAGCTATTTTTTCTGCATACTTGGCTTTGATCACATTTGCAAACTTAGTAATCTCACTGCGTTTCTCGTTAACCCAGTGCGAAGCACGGCTAGATTTTCTTCTGACGTCTTGATCTAGGTAGTCGTTAGCAATGCCTTTACGTTGAGCAAAGTACGAACCCCATCCAAACGCTTGAGCGCCTTCACCAGACCCCATGTACTTGTGGTCGAAGTTTCGGAAGTCCGCTGCTGTGCCATGCCATGTACCGTTAAGTTCTAGGTCAGCTGCACCGAAGGTCATATCAACGATGTTCTGTGCTGTAAGCAAATCAAAACGACCTAGGCTAAGTTTACGTAGACCTAGTTTCATAGCAGCGGTGAATTTACGGAACCATTCACGTAGGCCAGCTGATTTAATATGTGTCACTGCAGTAGGGTCTACACCAGCAAGTACGGCTTCTTCTACAAAGTACGCAATCATCTCGTGTAGATAATCACCATCTTCAAATGATTGACCGCGCTTATCAGCGCTGTTTGCTGCGGACTCAACTCGTTCCATAGCCTTACGTGCTAGACGAGCTTCTAATGAATTATCTGTACGAGCAGACCATTCTGAAATTTGAGCTGCTAGGTTTCTGAAGTTATCTTCACCAAGAAGTTTTTCTAACCCAACGTGTACGCCGAGTTCATGTAAGAACACAGCAAGGGTAGATTTCTCAGCGATATTGTCAGCGATCAAATACACTTTACCTTCCCAAGCAAAACCTTGAGTAGTTCTGTCTGAGTCAGATAGTTGTGCGTTAGCGCGTACGTTTTCAGGAATATCTTTAACTGACTGTACGATTTTAACTAGCTGGTCAAACTTAGCTGGGGATAGGAATAAAGCTTTTAAAGTTGCTTTGATGTTAACAACTGATGTGCCAGTAGTAGCGCCGGATTCTGAACGTCTTGCGCCACCATCTTCGGTTTCGTTGTCATCAATATTTTCAGATTGAACGTCTTCTTCTTGTGAAGCAATTAATCTTGCGAGTTCGTCGTCTGTGGTTGCGGTGTTTGTGCTTCCATCAGCGCTACCATTCTTTCCAATGGCGCGTACTTCGGATTTTTTTCTACCATCTGTTTGCGTACTTCCGGTGGAATTTCCTTCCACTTTTCCAGTGCTTTGGCTATCTCTGACATCGCTGCTCCCTAGTAATTGTTCTGCTTCACGTTGCGCAAGTTCGATCTGACGAAGTTCTTCACCGTCAGTCCAGTCATATTCCTCTTTTGCGTTGATAATTTCAATGTAGTCTGAAATAAAATCTGCGCGTACTTCTGGTGAAAGCTCGTGAAATTCTGGTGTGCCTTCAGACTTAAAGTCGTTCCAATCGTTAGCAGCATTCTTATGCTCAGGGTCATTTAACATATCATGTATATGCTGTTCACGTGCTACGTTTGCAGCGGCCCTAGCATTGTTGCTAGGGTTAACTGTCTCTACATAGTTTGGTGGTAGTTCTGTTTTACCTACAGACATGTTTCCACGTTGAGAGCCACCGACACTGTTGATAACACCCATGCTTTGTACGCTGCCACTCTCGTCGTTTGAGGTTAGGTCTGTTTTATCAATGACTGACTGTTGTGACTCTGGTGACATACCAACGTTGTTTTCTGCAGCAACTGCTTTAGGCGCTGTAGCTTTTAAGTGTTCTACGATGCGTGCGTCAGCTTCTTCTGGTGTAATACCGAAGGCATTAGCAACTTTCTGTGCAACAACTTTACGTGAGTTCTTAGCAAGCTTACTACCGTTCTGACGAGTGAAGCCTAGTTCTTTAGCGATAGTTGCATCTGATTTATTTTCGTTTAATGGGTCTTGTCTAGCTTCCCACCATTTCAATTGCTCAGGTGTCACCATGCTCTTTAGAACAGTACCTAGTGCTTGTGAGTCAGCTGTAGAAACGTTACTACCTGTTGTTTTAACATCACGTGCAGCACGTAGTTCTTTTTCGATTCGTGTAGTTAGTGAGCCAATTTTTTGTGTTGTTTGAATAGCATTAACTTGAGCCTCAAACTCTGCTTGGTCAATAGTGCCATCGTGTAATGCTGATGCAACCATCTCGTATGCTTGTTGTTTCTTGATAGACTTGATACCAAGTTCAGCTGCTTTAGGGATTGCCTCGCCTGTTTCTGGATGCACATAGTCCCAAGCTGCCTCTTCTTTTGCAGTATCTTGTGTATTATTTTGTGTAGTATTCTGTGTGTTTTGTTGCGCTTGCGCAGCAGCTTTTTGAGCCTTAGTAGCGTTCTTAGACGTACGACCAAACTGTTCAAACTCAAATACATCAGCTGCACTATCCGTTGTATACGGAGTACCTTTAGCATCAAGAACAATTTGCGGGGTATCTAGCTTTTCGTTGAATGCTGCGGCTACGTCTTTACGAGACACGTTAGATGATGCGCCTACGCCTGTTTGTTGGTTAATCCACTCTTGCGTACCAACTCCAGCACCTTGATTAACGTTAGGCGTTAAATAGTCAGGCGCCTTAAAGTTATTAGCGCCTTGAAGTGCTTGGTAGTATGCTTGGTCTTCGTGTGTAGTGCGTTTACCTAACAAATCTGTTGGGTCGCTGTGGTCGATAGTACCTTTTTGGAATGCACCGTGAATACCACCCGGCAAGCCGCCCATCAATCCGCCAAGGATAGCTGATTCTTTATACGCAGCCATTGCTTGCGCACCCATAGGGTCGTATGAACTATCAACTGAACGACGACCGTACTGGTTAACGACTTCTTGACCAGTTTCACCAATAGCTTCTTCGATACCTGTACGACCAAAGCCGATAGCAGCATTAGCAAGACGGCTAGTAGTTGGTTCGACTAATCCACGTGTGATAGACCTGCGTGCTAAAGCACCTTCAAGACCAAGTGAATTAAGTGCTGCATATGGTAGGGCGGCTGGAAGAGCGTAGCCCATGTTATATTCACCAGATTGGTTGTACTGGTTAGATAGAACGTCGCCAAGCGCTGAAGGGTATGTAGCTGCTGTCATACCAGCTGTTTTAGCAGCTGAATTTCCGATGTTCTTAGCGACTGATTCTCTAGCACCTGCTTTTAAAGCGGCTTGTCCTGCATAGCGTTCAACAATAGCTGGAGTTAATGCGCCACCTGAAAAGTAGTCTGCTAAACCATACACAGCTGCTTCAGCCATATAAGGGAGTGAACTAGCAAAACCTTGACCTAGATAGTTAGTAAGACCTTTATCACTATCACCTAGTTTTACTTCATCCCAAGAGTGTGGAGCCTTAGATTGGCTTTGTAAGAACTCAGCGCGATCAGAATCATTAAGTGCTTTTACAAGATACTCATTATTTCCTGTTAACGCGTGCTGGATATGACGCATGCCAGCGGCGTAGTTATTACCACCGGCATGAATTTCTTTACCTATGTCAGACTTCGGAAGCGATAGGTCGATACCTAAATCGTAAGCGACTGCATCAACTTTCCTGCCCGAGCTGTCAGCGATATGTTTAGCGATATCAAAGTCTGACATTTTGTCATAAGCGGTACCAGCATATTTCTTACGGATGTCATCAATTAAAGCCATGTATTACTCCAACTCTATGTTACAAAGCAAATGGGCTAAACGTGTTGCTGGTATTTAATCCTAGTGCTGGTTTATTTTGTGCGTGCTTTCTAGCTTCTTCAATCTCAGCACGCGTTGGTTCTTTGTTTGATGACAACGTTACAGTACCGTTCCTGCGTCTAACAGAATCTAAATCCGCTTGAGTAAATCCTAAGTCTTGCCCCATTGGGCCTCTGAGATTAAGGCTTGCACCAGAAGGTTTACCTTTTCTAGGAGACCCATCAGGAGGAGTAACACTCATTGGATCGCTTGATTTATCAGATGACGGAGCAAAGTTAAATTGCTGCATAATCCCACTAATAACTTCTTGTTGCTTACCTGCTGGCATATCATCCCAGCCCGGTGTTTCTGACGCGATAGACCTAATTTTAACTAGGTCGTCTGGAGTCATTTCTCTAGTAGATTTTTCACCAGTAACTTTTCTGAATAAGCTTTGGTCTTGTACAGGTTTACCATCAGTACGAGCTAGGCGGTTTGTTGTTCTATCAAATGAAACAATTGTGCCGTCTTTATCTTGTCCAACAGGCGCCCATACTGATGCGTGTTCACCACCACCAGAACGACGACCATACCAAGTTGCTTCTGCTTTATTTTTAGCGGCTTCTGAAGCGTAGTACGGTTGTTTCATTTTCAATTCTGCAGCAGCATTATCTAGGGTACCTTGACGGTAGTTACGGTTATCAGTAAGTTCTGCGTCGCGTTGACCGCTTGTAATACCAAACTGACGCACGCCTTCGTTAAATCCGCGGTCTTGGTTGTCTGCTGTGCGCATTGTCATCATTTGCTCAAAACTTTGAACAGGGATTAAAGACTTAATGTGCGCTTGAACTTGAGAGTCGCCAGCTTGAACCATTTTCTTGAATGTGTCTGGGTTATAGATGTTTGCTTGAGCAGACGTTAACTTGTCACCCTGTGAATAGTGTAGGTGGCCTGAGTCATCCATGTAGGCATTAGTACCATCAGGTACTTGCTTGTTGTAGAAGTTGATTAACACTTTACCAGCGCCTTCAACATCACCTGCGGCATATAAATCCTGTGCTTGTTGTTTAGCCTGATCCCAACCTAGTGTTATCTTTTGTGCGTTCTTGAAACCTTCTTTGAACTGATTTTTTTCGTCAGACTGGTCACGCATTGTTTGGAGTTGCTCACCAAGCATTTGTGTTTGTAAACCTTGAGCGCGATACTGTTGCGCTTTTTCTGGTTCACCCATAGAGTCCATTACTTGTGCTGCTTTTTCTAAGCGATATGCTTGGAGTTGGTGCTTTGAGAACTCCTTTTCTTGAACTTGGTCTCCAAGACGATACTGGCTAAGGCCGACTGTTTTACCATTAGCTAATGTGTAGTTACCTCTATCGTCAACAGTAGGTGTATCTTGTGGAGCAAACTGATTACCGGCTGAGTCTTTCCAATAACCGCTACCTCCACCAATGCCTAGTGGATTATCTTCGCTGTTTGTTGATACCCATTCTTTACCTGAATTAGGGTCTGAGTTGTTGATCTCTGTAAGACCTTCATTTGAGTATTCACGTGTAGGCGACTCACTGTTGATAGCACGTAGTTCTTTACCGATACGATACTTATCTAATTTATCGTTAATCCTGTCACCCATTGTGACGCCTTCACTAAAGCTTCTCCAAAAGTTACCCATTACGCTGCTCCAATCATGCTGTAATCAACTACCTTATACCCATCCGGATGCACAGAAACGGCAGCTGGAAGAACTGACTCAACTTCGTCAGCCATGACACCAATCTTGCGCCCATGCCCCCATACATTTTTGTACGGTTCTTTATATTCAAATTCGTAAATAACAAGACCGTTATCAAGCTCACCAAGGCGTTTGATATTTTCTTTAATGTTTCTATCAGAGCCTCTCATAATGTAAGCACTGCCTAAAGAACTGCCTAAGCCCATTAAGCCACCAAGCATATCGCCACCACTGTTGTAGCCTTGCATTTGTGTAGCGTAAGAGCCGTTCATTAGTTGGCCTAAACCTAGGTTGCCTTGTACTTGAGTATTTGCTGCATTGATTGAGTTAGGTACTGAACCAGATACGTAGTTAGCGTACGGAAGACCTGACTGAAAGCCTGTGTTTTGATTGTTGACTGCGCTGTTACCCATGTTGCCAGCAGTTGCGTATGCTTGTGTTGCAGTGTTAGGCATGTTGCGACCGAAGTTAGCTACACCGGTACGAAGACCGGCTTGTTGGTTAAAGATATTTGTACGCGCTTGGTTAGCGGAATTGATTTGGTTTGACGTTTGGTTCTGTGCAAGACTTGCTGCAGCTGCAGCTAAACGTGAAGGGTCAAGACCCATACGGGCTAAGTTTTGCGACTGTTGCGTGTAAGCGCCATTGCTTTGCGCCATTGCTTGTTGTTGCGCTTGGTCTGCAGCGCCACTCTGTGCATTACGTGCGATTTCATCAATAGCTAAAGTACGATTGCTCCCAGTCAAACCCGAAGTACCACTCATAACATTGGCTAGTCGCGAACGATCAGCCTTGCTTAGATATTGAGAACCCATTGAATCCATAGCAGTCTGTGCTTCGATTGGCTGGAATGTATTGTTGTAATAGTTGTTATTATCGGCAGCAATCTTTTGGTTCTGATCCATCATCGTTACATGACGACCTGCGATTTGGCTAGCTAAGTCATATAACTGTTGCTGACGTGGCTGTGAATCTGCATAGACGCTCTTACGGAAAGCTAAATCGTCCGCCGCTGACTGCGCTGCAATTTTTGCTGCTGCTTCGTTTGATGCTGCAATAGGTGAATAATCTGGGGGTGGAGGAGCATCACCTTTGCCGCCTTCTAGCGTCATTCGTTTGCCGATTGGTTGGAATGCCCGTGTAGGCAGCATTGAAAAGTGATCGTATCTCATGTTCTAGTCCTTCAAAAATCGGCACTGCTCTTTAGTCATCGTGTAAATAAGCATGTCGCCATTTGGTACACCATCTTTAATAGTTGCTTCTAATACATACCCAAAGTTTTCATCTAGTTTGATAGCGTCTGTATTTGTGCTTGCTACCATACCTACTAACTTGTTAGCTTTTAGTTGGTTAAAAACATATTGGAAGTTGAACTTTAGGAACTCGCGATTCATGCCGTACTTATTAGCAATTGCTAAATGACCGTACACAACAGCTCCGTTCCAGCTCTCAAAAACGGCCCCTGCAATAAGCTCGCCGTCTTTCTCTAAACCTATTGCCTGTGCTATCTCTGGAAGGAATTTTCCGCCTGTGCGAGCAAACACCCATTCGCCTACGCGAACCTTATCGGACTCGGTGCAAAGGATGCGTTTTGTCATACTGCCTTATACCATATTGTTAACATGTAAGCAAGTTAAGATTGCAGCTTGTTTATAACCTCGTTTAGTTTGATGATTACATCGAGTAGCGAAGCTTGTGTTCCTAAGTTCTCAATAGTTCCGCCTACCTTACCAGTAAGCATTTCGATATTCTGCTTAATAGCGCTTAGATGCTCAGATTGCGGAGTTCCGAATGGTATTGCTGGTATGGTAGGTTTCTTCATTATACTGCTTTCAAGTCCATAGGAGTACCGCCTAGAACCACTGCTTTAACAGGGGCTGTACCAGTAATCCCGATTGAGTAATTGTCGTATTTAAGTCCTGCTGGGAAACGCCAAACTTTTGTATCGTTTACCACTTTTGTGAACTGTAGTTTCCCGTTAGCGTACAACGAGATTGATACGTAAGATGCGCTAGCTGCTGGTACATACAAGTCGGCTAAGTTCGACCCGTCTACACGGTACATGTTAAGTGGAGCTACATTCAACACACCTAAAGGGCTGGCTAGCAAAGATACGTTCGCTTCTTTAATCGCGTTATTAGCTGCCTCAATCGCTGCCGCATCACTGGCTGTAACTGCACCTTCAAAGTCTACTTTACATGCGCCTAAGTTAACTGGGTTTGGATTGACAAACTCTTTACTTCTCCAGCTGTATTGCATGAACAAACCTGTACCAGAGTTTAGTTGCTGCACGAAACCATTAGATGCTACATAAATCTCGCCGCTCTTACGGTCTGTGTACATTGCTGTAGGCTGGTAGTTGATATACGAGATACCAGTGCTTCCTGAGAACATAAGTATCTGAGGGTTTTCACCGTCGTCGTGGAACGCGTAGTATCTACTGTCATAGTGCGCCGCGATAAATGAGCTAGGGTTAAGTGCCGCCCAATCTCTTTGTGCGTAGAACTTCTCAGATATAAGCGAAGCACCTGATGCCCCGATATAAACTAGCCCAAGAGTTGATGGGTAATGCACGCCGTTCTCTAGGGTAGTGATACCTTTCTTAGCTAAACAAGGCCAGTTGTTATCTAGCTTTTGTGCTGACGCAGCAGCAGGGTCTGTAAATGTAAGAACGTATGGTCTACCCTCAGTACCTACTACAACTGACTGCCCTGTAATTCCTAGCCCTACGACCGTATAATCTAACGTGTTAGTTTGTGTTATAGGCCAAGCGTAAATGCTGTAGGGTTGTGACATATATATCGTATTACCTACAAACCCAACTAAAGCCCCTGAAGGATGCGTTACTACACCTTGAAGGTTAGCTGGAGGCATTACCCAGCCACTAGTCACAAGTTGTCCACCAATAGCTACGTAATTATCTGCGAACGTAGTTGTTGCTACTGGTAAGTCTGCGCCTACCTGATAGAAGTTAGTACCCGTAGCTGTAGTAACAGTCCGGTAAACGCGCTTCATCATTTTATCTGTGTTGTGCGGAGCATCCCGTGTAGCGGTGCCGCCTGATACGTAAGACTGCGTTGTAGTTATATTAATAGTGATTTGCTTAGACGCTGCATTAACTGACTGTACTTGGTATGACTTGTAGTTTAAGTCTGTAATACCGCCTACGTTTACAAAGTTCAGAAACTCTAAGGCTCTAAGACCAAAGGTTGTATTAAGCGTAAGGGTAAGTACTCCATCTGCATACGTCGCTGCAGAGATTGTGTATGTGTTAGCTGGCGCTACATCAGGAATATTAATGTTCCATGTTGCGTTGCTGTAACCTGCACTTGTAGCAGTAGAAATTGTAGTGCTTGCAGCGGTTTGAGAAGTATCTACTTCGTACGTACCTAATCCACCTTGGTTGTAAAACGCGTATGCCCCTACTGCTTGAGCAGTTAACGCGTTCGAAATACTGATCTTATTAGTGCTGGATACGTCTGTTACCGTTGTTCCAGCTGGTACACCAGTTCCTGATACTAATTGTCCTACAGCTACTGACGATATATTCAACAGATCAAAAGATGTTGCGCCAGCGTTACCGCCGCCTTGGAATGTACTGCTTGTCACTGAATCTAAGAATACATATGTACCTGTTGCTTGTTCGGTAAGCGCTGCAGAAATTGTAATTGTCTGGGCATTGAACGAGTACCCGCCAACAGCTTGAACAGACAATGGGCGCGATATAGAAACCGTTTTATTTGGGACGTCGATAGCTGTTACGATTGTACCCGTTGTAATACCAGCGCCAGTTACAAATTGGTTTACGGCAATCCCTGATACAGAACCGAATACAATGCTAGAAGTGTTATAAGCGCCGCCACTTGCAAAGCTCTGCGCGATATTTCCTGATAGTGCTGTTACTGTAGCCCCTGCTGGGATACCTGTACCTAATACAAGTTGCCCGATTGCAATGTTATTCATATAACTTAAAGCAATAGTAGTAGCGCCAGAAACTCCGCCGTAAGCGAAGTTAGAACTAGTCTTAGCTGTCCAGAATTTATACGTACCTGAAGCTTGTGCCGTAGTCGCCCTAGATATCTCAACAGTATTATCGTGCGTGTTGGTGACTATAGTGTTACTTGGGATACCAGTTCCTGTCACAAACATACCGTAAGATATACCTGTAAATGTAGCTAGTGTTAGCGATTTTGACCCTGCTGGTGTACCTACTGCATAGGATCTTGAAGCTACCGCTGCTTCACTTGATGTAAGTTGGCTTAATAGCTTAGTCCCTGAAGTGACTCCGGTGCCAGATAGAGTCTGACCTGAGAAAGAAAGTGAGCCTGATGTAATGGCTGATACTGTCAAAGTAGTATCTGCAATCGAACCAGTAATAGTCGCAGCTGGGATTGTGACAACAGACGCAGGAGACGGTGCGGATTCTTCGCCCCACTGTGTAACATATGTATATACATATGAACGACTCTCTACTGTTCCAGAACCGCCTACGATTGAAGAACACGTTGCCTCTGTAATGGGTGGCGTTACGCCTAGCACATACCACTGAGCTGGATAAGGTAGCGATGCTGATGCAAGCGTAAGGTCGGTTTGTCTTGGCTCAAAACTATGTGATGTAAAAGCAATCCTTGCGTTATTAGAGACATATACTGGCGACTCTGCTACATCAACTTGCTCTAACCAGTTTAACCAGTAGGAAGAAGTACCGTTAAACAATCGGTAGATGGTCTGAACTAAACTTGACCGCGTCGTGGCTACAGTTGTAGGTTGCAGCATCGGGTCTATACGACCAGACGTTAGGAAGACGTTAGTCGCGTCTTGTGCAGCATTCTCAGGAATATCCCGTGGGTCGACTCTAGGTATAACTCCTGAAAACTGCTTTATTCTTTGTGCTGGCATAGAAACCCCTAACTAAACTGTAGTTGCTTGAAGCTTAACCGCCAGATCAATAATGTTCTGTACAGTAGAAATATCACCTAGGCTGCTGTCATCAATCCTTAGCTTTAACATTCTCTCGATTTCCATCAAAAGCTCGACTGTGTCCAGAGAGTCTGCTTTAAGGTCTTTCACAAGTCTAGCCTCGTTAGTCACCAAACTAATGTCAATATCTAATCTGTTGGCAATCATCTGTTTTACAAGTTGTTCCATCATTTTTCCTTAGCTTAGTGTTAGTTCGTTATACCCGTACATACTGCCTACAGTCCCACGTATAAAAGTATTAAAGGCAATTGCTACTCTTGGTGTATCAACTGATGCGTGTGTAAGCGTTCCGTGCATTAAATTTGATGGGAATATAAGTACCTGCCCTTCTTGTACTAACTCTACACGGTCTTCTTCGTTATATTTATTACGCACTTCAGGGTCGACTCTTAGACCTATGTAATTAAGGTGCTTATGGAATACCAACCCTTCTATTCCTAGAGGTACCTTTATGTAAATAACTCCGGTCAAGAAACTGTTAGGGTGAATATGCATACCTTGGTTATTACCAGCACTCACTATGTTTAACCAAGATTGAGTTACATATAAAGACGCGTCCGTATTGCTAGACATGACTTCTTTCAGGTACTGGTTAGCCGCTTCCTCAATAAACTTCTTAATATCACTTAATCTTGGGTCATCTAGAATGTTTAGGTTCTTTCCCATTAGAGAGTCAAACTTAAGTGTGTTGGTAGCCTCACTATCAATAAAAGCTAGCTCATCATCTGTAAATGCTCTACCTAATCTGACTGAAGCTAAAGCGGTAGGAAACAAATCTGTTATTGCTAAGTGCATTACTTATCCTTAACTTTTGTTGGTGGTATGTCGTTTGGATACCCAATTAGTTTTACTAACTGACCGCATATATCAAATTCATATTTAGTCACTGCCATGTTCCACAACCACGGGCATGCATGGTGGTTATTGTGGTATCCGTCACCCATTGAATAGATTTGCCAAAAGACACTGTTAAACGTCTTGTCTGGCGTATCGTAGTTTCTATACCCAAATATACTTAACGCCGGAGAGTGAGCTAACGTAGTCACCCAGCCTGATGTAAATAGTACGTAGCACACTGGGAAGCAATAGAAGTACAACACCAGCATCGGATTAATAAGCGCTAGCACCCCAATGTAAGTGAAGATAATTGGGAAGTGGAATTTGTGGAAAAATTGAAAATCCTCATCACGTATTAGGTCTAAAACCATCACGTTACTGTTCGGTCTTTCTATGTCGCCAAAGTAATAGAAGAAGCACTTAATCTTGTGCCACCAACTACCTTCAGGGTTAGTAGGATCGCTAGGAGTGTCACAGAACCTGTGGTGGTATCTATGTGTGATTGTCCAAGCGATGACAGAGCCATGAGTAATGATTGTGCCTACGAACAGAATGAACCACTTAATAAGTCTGTTCTTTGGTTCAAACGTCTTATGCGCTGCATAGCGATGGTGGCAGATACCCAAACCAATACCTGAAGATAACCACCCAAACAACATCAACCAACCGATAGGGGTGGTACTCCAATGGCAAATTAGCAAGTATGCTGTACCAGCCCAAGCGAACACCTGAAGTAACTTAGTGTTCTGATAGTGGGTAAGTTTAAGACTCATGTCCGCCTTCCTGAAGTTTGCGCCTTACTTCCATCAACTCAGCGCGTAAAGCCTTACCTGTTCTTGGTGGTTTATGCGGTTTCGCAGGAAAATCATTAGGTATACCAATCAACTTAATCACCCAAGCTGAAGCGTCCCACTCACCGTCGTGCAAAGCGTTATTCCATAGCCAAGGACATGCGTGGTGCGTGTTGTGGTAGCCTTCACCCATTAAAAGTACATTCCAGAAATTACTGTTGTACGTGTAGTCAGGAGTGTTGTACGTCCTCCATGAGAAATACCCTAGCTGCGGGATATGCGCGATTACAGTAGCCCAGCTAATCCCGAACAATGTATACAGTACCGGTATAGCGTAGAAGTATCCGACATAAACAGGGTTAATCAAGAACAGCAAAACTACGTAGCTAATGATGATCTTGTAGTAGTGCCGGTGAAAGAACCGGTGGTCTGGGTCTTGTGTTAAATCACGAACAATCAGCGGACTAATATCCCATGTTGGGAAATAGTAGAACCACATCTTAACTTTGTGCCACATTGAACCGTATGGTCTATGAGGGTCAGTATTCTTGTCCGCATGTTGGTGATGCTCACGATGCCCAGCCGCCCAACAAATCGTACTACCTAAAGAACTGATAGTTCCAAACCACAAAAGCGCCCATTTGATTAGCCTGTTCTTAGGTGTGAAGGAACCGTGAGAAGATAGTTTGTGAAGACATATGCTCCCACCGATCCCGAACATGATCCACCCGGCGGCTAAACTCCATAAAAATAACTTAGCGTCCCAAGCAAATACTACTGTAGCGATTGCGACTAAATAAACAAATGCTTGGGTAAGTTTAACTTTGGCGTCATTAGATAGCATCGACCTCAGCCTCAGTTGTTTCAGGTGGTAGTGCTGCTAGCGCTGCTTTACGCGCCCAAGATTCCTGATACGTCGCTGTTACGAAGTCCGATAAAGCTTTGCTCAACAACGCTAGGTCTACTCTAACTAGTTCATTACCTTTAGTACGCCATTCTGTTGTTGTAAGTGTAGGGTTAGCTACTAAATAGTTAGTGATATTAGCTCTGCTAGCAGCATCAGAATCCCATACGTGTTCGTCGAAGTTAAGTCCTCCTGCAATTACCTTCTGGCACTCTGATTTGATTAGTGTTGCTTTACGGTTTCTAGCAAATACAATATTCCAGTCTTGGTAAACGTAGCTTTGTTTAACTGTATTGATAAACTTATTGTATTGCGAAATTCCTGTTAGGAATGATTCAAAGCGTTCTCTAGACATACCGTCTACGGGAGTAGTGCCTCCGCACATCGGGATACCTAATGCTACACACTCATTAGTCGCCTCTTTGATAGAACGAAGTGCAATCGCTGCATCCGCTGCGTTCATACCACCGTAGCCATTTACATATACACCAACGATAGTAGCGTCAACGTCTCTACGTAATGGAGCAAGCTGCATCTGATTCCACTTCCTATTGCACAATGCATTTACAGCGTCCATATTAGCCGCTGGGTATGTTGCGTAAATAGCGTCTTTTCGAGCTTGGAATGTAAATTCTGAAGTATCTACTGGAACTGGTGTGAATGTGCTTGTAGCGCCTACCCAATTATCTGCGGTATATTCAGCTGAAGAAACTTGGTCTTGTGCGAAAGCTTTCTCTCGGCAAGAGTCTTGGATGTTAGCTAAAAACTCATCAACGTTAGTAGCGCCGCCAAAGTCAAATGGGTATGCAGATAACGGTTGCTCTTCTAGCGGTTTTACGCTGCCTTCTGTGGCACAAGCTACAAGTACTAGTTTATTGAACGGGTCAGTACCCATAATTTTGACATTTATGTTAGCCATTTTTTATTTCCTTATTCTAGATTAGTTTAACGCGCCAAGCCTTGTACCGGCTGTAACCCATGTTATTTTCGCATTCCCGGAAGTTGCTGCTCCAGCAGCTCCACCGCCCCATGTTGAAGACCCTCCTGCTGCACCTAATGCTCCGCCACCACCACCACCACCGCCA